TCTGCTTCAGCCTCTGCTTCAGCCTCTGCTTCAGCCTCTGCTTCAGCCTCTGCTTCAGCCTCTGCTTCAGCCTCTGTTTCAGTCGGAACTAGTGGGTCCGTTGCAGCAGCAGCAGGAGTAGGAGCAGCAGCAGGAGTAGTAGTAGTAGGAGTAGGAGGAGCAGCATCATCAGCAGTGTCTGCTTCAGTCCGAGGTTGTCCCGCTTCCGTTGTCCGAACTAGTGCCGGTGGTGCTGCTGCATTAGCAGCCAATTCTTTATCAGCTTCTTGTCTAGTTTTTAGTTCTTCTTCTATATCTGTTATACTTTTTCTCAAAAACTCTTTTTGCTTATCCGCCGCAGGTGAATCATCAAGAGCTTTTTGTAACTCTTTTTGTCGTCTATTTAAATCGTTATCCGGCATGTTTCTCAGCTGGATATTTTTTTTTTTTACAGACGAAGGCATTATTATTAATATATATATATTATATTAATATTAACATTTACTAAATTATTTATTTTCTCTTAAAATTTTATTTCTAACATGCATCAAATCTTTTGCTATAATAGGAGAACTAGATTTTACGAAATGCATCAATTTTGCCGATTTGGTTTCTATTAAAAGTGTATTTAATTCTTTATTTTGCGTAAATTTTGCATATATTGCTTGTTGCATAATAGATGATTTATTTTGTTTAATAGAATCTAGTGAGGTAATATCAACCTTTAACGGACGAATTCTGTTAAAGTTTCCATCTTTATCTTTATATTTACCTGTTTTACTAACCGCAGATTTTACTAAATGAACACTTTGAGATAACTCAGAATTACTATCTAACGAAAATTCATCGTAAAAAGATGGATACTTGTCTTTAAATTTTTGTGCATTATAGTAATGTTCTACGGAAAGCCATCTTTTTTCATCGAGTGAAAATTCACTTTCATAAAAATGTGATAATTTTCTCCTCCAATCAGGAATAGCATGTAAAGTTTTAAAATCATATTTTCGAATATAAGATTCATTCATATCTTTAACGATAGCAGGTATTTTTTCACCAGAACCTTTTCCGGGTAATTTGGTGCCATCGGATTTAATATAAAACTGAAAAACAACACTATCGTCATACAAATCGGTGGGCATTTCAACACTTTCACTTTCATTCACAGTACCTTTTTTTCCGTGATGATGCAATTCTTTAAATTTTTGAAAATCTGGAATAAGACTATATGTACCTGCGTTTTTTTCAAGACATTTATCTATAATTTTAGTTTTTAAATCATAAGGTATTTCTTTAAATGTAAGAACGGCTTTACCGCGATAAGTAATTAATTTATAGTGTTCTCCATTATAATCTAATATAATGTAAAAATCAGGTTCAAAAACACCTTTTTCTTGAAGTTCAGAGTCATTTAGTTGTCCACACTGAAGTACATTATGAAAATCTTTCGCAATAAAACTTTCATGGGATAAAAGGATAAATTTAACGTTAATCGTTTTTTCCATAGTAGATAATGCCCATGTTTCTCCCCAAAACTCACATGTAGATAATTTACGTTTAAACGTCTCTAAATCATTAACACCTTTCATAAAGCGGTATTCGTGTAAAAGTTGCTTAGATACTTTACGCTCTTCTTTTAATCTTTGAAACAAGTCTCTATTCTCTTTTCTTTGTTCTATGATTTGAGTTTTAACATCTTGAGTCACCATATCGGTAGAAGTTGGATTGATGGTTAAACGTTCCTTAAGTTTTTTATCATCCATCATAAGTTGTTTCATCTCTTTTTCATCTTTTAAAACAGCCTGGTGATACATTTCAAATTGATGTTTATAGTTTTCAAATATTTCAGGATTGTTAGAAACTTCCTTCACTAGAATATTTCTAAGTCTGGCGACGGAAGTAGTTTTTCCTATAAAGGCAAAAGCATCACGTACCGCAGCAAACATACAATCTCCGCCTCCTTCATTATCGATAATATCATAATGTAAGCTTTTCATATACTTTTGAATCCAAAGAGATTTAACAGGAATTTTTGCTCTATCCTTTTCCGCATCTTCTTTAGTTTGTTCGGGTAATAATTCATTAGGAAGATCGTCTATTTTTTCAAAAATATCTAATGAATCTTCACTTCGATTTTCTTTATCATCCTCTTCGTCATCATCATCATCATCATCATCATCATCGTCATCATCGTCTTCGGGAGACGGCTTTGAATCATCCACGTCTTCATTATCATCGTTAGATTCTTCAGGTAATTGAGATAATGACTCTAAATATTCATCATTTACAAAAGAATAAAAAAGAGGTTCGTTTAATTTTTCTAAATCTACATCTCCGTCATCATCAAGACTGTGTGGCAATAAGTCGCTTTTTATCTCAAAAACACCAATTTGATCCTGTACAGATTCTTTTATAATTAAATAAATAGGAAAGTATATAATACCTTGATCTATATATTTATATTTTTCCTTACCTATCCCAATAATTATATCTATATTATTAAAAGCCAATTCATATATACTGGCCTCGTGTTTTGTATCTTCAGGTTCAACGTTTTTATTTTCTATATAATTTATATTATTGTTTAACAGGGAACGTACCATTATATAAATAATAGCATATTTATTATTTATATAAATTAAATGAAATAGATTTTATTTTTTAAGATGCCTCAGCCATTTCAACATCCTTGGAAGAATGGTCGTCTTCCAATAGATTACTTAGCTTAAGAGCACGAATCATCCTACTCATACCAATACCGCCTCCACATCGTTGGAAAAATTTGTAATTAAGAAACTCGTTGAGCTCATTTTCAACGCGCTCTTTTGTAAAATTACTGAAAAGAATATTAGCATAATTTCCCTCGCTAATAGTATAGAATTGCTTTCGCATTTCATCTGGATCACATGAACGTTCAGCCGAACCAATTGTTTCCATACCATGAATAATAACATCTACCTTTCGCGCAGTTTTCTTGTCCTGAGCTTGACTCATATTCCAGAAAGGAGAAGTATGATTAGGGAAATCGGTCAAAAAGAACACACTACCATAATCATCTTCCAACTTAGCCTCATCTGCATGTGAAAGTTCTACGGTATTATACTCTTTAGCAACCGTTTCATATTGCTTTTCAGGAAAGCGAGTCTTTTCACCGAATCCTAGATATTCAAGAAGCTCTCGTTCAAGTGCAACAAGTTCCTCCATACTACCCCGACATTCAAATTCAAACATAGGGAAAATCTTATCGTGACGTCCTTCAACCGGATTAGGTTCATTTCTATAACTGGTACTCAGACAAAAGAATCCTGGTACATCGGGATTCCTCAACAATTCATGCTCAAGCCACATTTGACCCGTTTGCGGAAGAGGCCATACCTGACCAGCATAATTATAAGTAGAAATAGTATTAGGATCTTCGCACGCAGCCAAAATACTCAATCTACTTTGAGTATGTACTTCTTGCCAACCTTTCATTTGAAAAAAGGTTCGCAATTTCTTTACGGCGAGATGAAATTCGCGAGGAGGGATGCATCCAGCAAGCGGAGCAAGAGAAGGCGACGAAGAGGCGGTGGAGGCACAATCAAGACTAGCCATATGAATTATATATGCTCATATTATTTATATTGTTTAGATATCACATATAATAAACTTTTTAAAAAAAGAATCTTCTTTTAAAGTTAAAAAATATTCCCACAATGTTCTTCTAGTTTCAACTATTTCTATATTGTCTTCATTTATTTCAAATAATATCAGTTCTCTAATAATATCTTGTTTTTTAAGTTTTTTTCTAGAAATTTTATAATAATCACAAAATTTAATTAATTCTTTTAAATTACATTCGGTAAATTCCAACTCAAGTAAAAGTTCCTTGCTTAAAATTTCATCTTTATTAGATAAAGGATCGTATTGTAATTCTTTCATCCAAGAAAGATCAGGGTCGGAATTAGAATTTTTTATAACATTACGTTCTTTTAATGAATAATATAAATTATTTTTGGTCATTAAAATAATTTATTTGTTTGTTTTTATGTAGTGTTTATAATATCTAATAAATCCATAATTTTAAAAATTGTTTTATTCGTGATTCCTTTATCATTATTTTTCATGTCAGACAATTCTTCTAGTTTAGAATATATATTGCTCAACTGTTCGCTTTCTCCAAATGCTTCAAACCCATCTTTTAAAATAACAAACAATAATTCGCTGAGTTCCTCATTTATTTCCGCAGATTTTTTTTCTTCAAGATTATCATATATATGATTTAAAACAGTTTCGATAATTTCTATAACGGATAATTGTTCTATACAATCATTTTTCATAAGATAAACAAAAAACAACGCATTTGAACGTCTAAGTTCATTTTCCTTATTTATTTTACATAATAGTTCATAATCATTTTCAGTGTTCGCAAAAGAAGTTAAAAAATTTTCTATGGATTTTTTAAACATATCATATTTACTATTTACGATAGGAATAATAAAATCATAGGTTCTAATAATTTCGATTACTAGATCGGAATATAATTTTGAAAAGAATCGGTTAGAGCTAGAGATTTCTATAATCATCACGCCTATTTTATGTACTTCTTCATCATTACAATTTAGAACAACTTCTCTTAATTTTTCGGTAATAATTTCTTTTTGACATTCATAGTTTTTGTCGGCAATTTTATTAATTTCTCCTTTAATATCATCCATAATTTTTTCAAATCCGTGTTTTTCGTTTTTAGTAGTTGTTTGAAAATTCCGAATAGTCTCCCAATCTTCAGTATTGATCTCATTATTATTTCTATTGCGTCTCTTTTTTTTCCTTTCGGTTTCATTATTCAACAAAAATTGTGGAGTTTTCACATAATTTGGAGAACCTACCATATTGGATACATAAGCTATAATATCATTAGCCTCTTTAGGTAATATATAAGGCTGATTTAATTCTTTAATTCTAATATAATCAGCTAACTTATATATTTTTGTACCTTCAGCATGCATAATACTATAATAATAGAATATTATTTTATATCAATTTAATAAATAATACATTTAAGAACATACTTAAATATAAAATACGGATAATATTTAGTATGGCACAGTTAGAATCAAATGATGATGATGCGTATGAAGTAAATGAATTTGAGAGATGGGATGATTTGAAGGATATTAATAAGAATTTATTGAGAGGAATTTATGCATATGGGTTTGAAAAGCCAAGTGCTATTCAAAAGAAATCCATTATTACATTTATGGACAAGAAAGATTTAATAGCCCAAGCACAATCTGGAACAGGAAAGACCGGGGCATTTGCGGTAGGTACGCTAACTAATATAGATACAAACAATAATACAACGCAGGCGATGATATTATCTCCAACAAGAGAGTTGTCTAGACAAAGTCATGACGTGATTTCAAATTTGGGTAAATTTATGAAAGGTTTAAGAACCCAATTATTGATAGGTGGTACTGAAATAGACGGTGATATAGAATTATTAAAAAAAAATGTGCCTCATGTAATAATAGGTTGTCCAGGTAGGACACATGATATGTTAAGAAGGCGTGCAATAAATAATAATACAATAAATATGATAATATTAGACGAAGCAGATGAAATGTTATCTCAAGGATTCAAAGAGCAAGTATATAATATATTTCAATATTTAAATAAAGATGTTCAAGTATGCTTATATAGCGCAACATTACCAAATGATATATTAACGTTAAGCAGTAAATTTATGAGGGAGCCTATAAAAATTTTAGTAAAAACAGAGCAGTTAACGCTTGAAGGCATCTCGCAATATTATATTGCATTAGAAAATGATCAGGATAAGTATGCGACATTAAAAGATATTTATCCTACTATTGCTATAAGTCAGTGTATAATATATTGTAATAGTGTAAAGAGGGTGAAGGATTTAAACGATGCTATGAAAACGGATGGTTTCCCCGTAGTGTGTATTCACAGCGGAATGGATAAATCGGAAAGAGCAGATGCTTATGCAAGTTTTAAACAGGGGCATAATCGCGTATTAATTTCTTCGAATGTCACCGCAAGAGGAATAGATATTCAACAGGTTCGCACCGTAATAAATTTTGATATTCCGAAATGTGTAAACACTTATTTACACAGGATAGGTAGAAGTGGTAGGTGGGGAAGGAAAGGAATAGGTATTAATTTTGTAACGCGGAGAGATGTTAAATATATGCGAGGTATCGAGCAACATTATTCTACACAAATACAAGAATTACCGCAAGATTTTATCCTTGATATTTAATATAATAATATAATATAAAAATATGAATTTCTATGGAGTAAGAACAATAGAAACCTTCATAGGACATATAGAGTCCTTATTTAAAATAAAGATACTTGAAAGTAAAGTAGAAAAGTTTTTAAGAAAAAAAAAAATATCATGTTTTAAACTATTAACATATGATTTAATATTTTGGGTAGTTTCTTTAATAATAACTATATATTTTTTAAAAGATTATATAGAAGAATATTTAGATAATATAATTACGTTTAAATAATTATAATAAGTTTAAAATTCGATATAATTGTAAGTAAATAAAGTAATACAAATGAAATATTTGGATATTGATTATATATTATCTTTATTTGAAGAACAAGCCAAACCTAAAATATTAGATATAACTGAATGTCAGGATAGTTTTAAATTACCGATGACTTATCTTTTAGAAAAGAACGAGTTATCTAGTAATATATACTCCGATTTGGAATTATTGGAATCAAATGATTCTAGTGGTTGTTTATATGGATATGTATTTGAAAATGATAACGTATTAGGTAAACAATTATTAAAAGAGTGGAGTAAATATTATACGACAAACAAATATTTTTTAAAGGATTCACAAAAACTATACATGTCTCTAGAAATGGATGAAATAAATAGTAATGAGGAGTCAAAAGAAGCATTTAGTAATTATATAAAATATTTAAACGATAATCAGTTTAAATCTAATTTTGATTATATTGAATGGAAATATTTTGAATTTTTAAATCACAATACATTTGTCTTGCAAACTTTATGTATTTACAATATGTCGTCTCCAGTAATATCTTTAATTACACCAATTCTAATGTTGATAGTTCCTTTTTTATTGTTAAAGCTTCAAGGCGTACCAATAAACGCAAAGGAATATTCTACTATACTTGAGAAAATGATAAACGATGCTTTAATAGGAAAAATGATGAGGTTACATACTATGCCACTGCAACAAGCATTTTATACAATATGTTCTTTTGGTTTTTACCTTTTTCAATTATATCAAAACGTCAACCACTGTCGTAGATTTAATAGTAATTTGTATGTAGTGAATGACACTTTAATAAATATTAGAGAATACAATAATAAAACCATACAAAATATGGAATACATTTTAACCTTAACAGAAAATTTAAAAACTTATTCAAATTTTAATGATGTATTATTAGAAAAACTATTACTATTAAAAGAATTTAATACCGAGTTAAAGGATATTCAGCCATATGAATTTAATCCTTATAAGTTAATAGACATAGGTTATGTATTGCAGATGTTTTACAGATTATTTAGAGATGATAGTACTGTTAAATTAATGATATATAGTTTTGGATTTAATGGTTATGTATCAAATATTTTAGATATCAAACGAAATATAGATAAAGGATATATAAATAAGTGTAAGTTTAATGAAAAGAAAACGTGTTTTACAAATGCATATTATGCTCCTTTAAAATATAATGATTGTATTAAAAATACTTATAAGATAAATAAAAATATGTTGATAACTGGTCCAAATGCTGCTGGTAAGACTACCTTATTAAAAACAACTCTTTTTAATTTAATATTATCACAGCAAATAGGATATGGATTTTATGATAAATCAAATATTTGTATATATGATTATTTCCACTGTTATTTAAACATACCTGATACTTCGGGTAGGGATAGTTTATTTCAAGCAGAAGCTAGAAGATGTAAAGAAATATTAGACATTATTAAAAATAAGAAAAACGAAAAACACTTTTGTATATTTGACGAATTATATTCAGGAACAAATCCGTATGAAGCGGTCGCAAGTGCATATTCTTATATTTTATATGTTATTCAAAATAATAAAAATTTTAGATTTATGATAACAACTCATTATTTAGATCTGTGCAAAAAATTGGATAGAAAGGTAGATAACAATCATATGGAAGTTAAAAAAGAAAAGGATGATTTTTATTATACATATTTAGTAAAAAATGGTATGTCTTCTGTAAAGGGAGGATTAAAAGTATTAAAAGATTTAGATTATCCTGATAGCATAGTAAAAAATGCAGAAATTATATTAAACAAGTTATAATACGTTTATAAAAAAAAAAATATATATTTGATTTGTTTAAATGTTTAGTATGGATAGTACATTTATTGTTAATATAGGATTTACCCTTTTAATTGCGGGAATCATTACATATTATGTTAGACAACAAAATGAAGCTACAAACCACAAAATTTCATCTATGTTTTCTATTGTTTCAAGTTTAACACAGGAAGTAAATATTTTAAAAAGTAGGTCCGTAAGCGGGGGTTCTGTGCCAAATGTAAATGTAGATACTCCAAAAGACGGACGAATAGAAGTACCGGATGAATTAAAAAGAATTAAAATATCGCAAGATAGTTCGGAAGAAGATGATTCTAGTGAGGATGAAACGGATGATGAAGAAGAAGAAGAAGAAGAAGAAGAAGATAATGATGATGATTCCCCGCCTACAGAAGAACACGACACCCAAGAGGAACAAGAAGAAGAAGAGGAAACCCAAGAGGAACAAGAAGAAGAAACCCAAGAGGAACAAGAAGAAGAAACCCAAGAAGTAATAGAACTTAACGTGGAAGAAGCAACTAAATCCATATCTTTAGATGAAAATTCAACGAATTACGCCAATTTACACGTTGGTGAATTAAGAAAGATAGTATCTTCTAAAAAATTAGTACCAAATTCAAAAACCTTAAAAAAACAGGAACTTTTAGACATTCTTGGTAACCAATAATTTAATATTATTAAATATATATTATGAGCTCCTTAGAAAAAAGAAACGACGAAATAGTTAAAATGAACAATATAAATACAAACTGGGACTACCGCAACTATCTAACGCAGAATGCAAATAATATTATGAGTCATAATAAATATAATTCGTGCTTAAATACTGGAATTAGCACAGACCTTATATACGAAAAAAAGGATGGAAATCCATTTTTATTTCATTCGACGTTAGATAATTCTAGACCATTTGGCTATCAAACAAGTGATTTAAAAGAAGCATTTGTTTATAAAAGACACGGTGAAATACTTAAGGTCGCTCCAAAAATTTCAAAATTATAAATATTATTATATTTAAAAATATAAATATAATAACTGTAAATGGATGTATTAAGTATTGATGTAGGTATAAAGAATCTAGCATGTTGTTCATTACATGTTGAAAACAAAAACTATAAAATAGATTCGTGGGATATTATTGATTTATGCGAAACAACAAATGAAAAATGCTTATGCTTAAACAAGAATAACCATATTTGTAATAACAAAGCAATATATCATAAAAACAACATCTATTATTGTCGAAAACATGCTGAATCCAGCGAATATATTATTCCATCAAAAGATTTAACACCAAGTAAACTAAAGAAAAAAAAAATAGATGACTTGAAAGAATTATGTGAAAAATTAAACGTAACTATAATCTCTCCAGCTTTAAAAAAAAATCTACTTTTATCTATTCAAAACTACATCGATGAAAAGTGTTTAGAAAAGATTGAAAACATAAACGCAAACAATATTGATTTAATTACAATAGGAAGAAAAATAAATGAATTACTTAGTAAAAAATATAAAAAAGTATTTGATATAGTTTTAATTGAGAATCAGATAAGTCCAATAGCAAATAGGATGAAAACGATTCAGGGTATGATATCGCAATACTTTATCATGTGTGATGCAAAAGAGATAGAATTTGTATCTTCAATAAATAAATTAAAGGATTTTGATATAGGTAAATCTAGTAGTTATAGTGAAAGAAAGAAGAAAGGTATAAGTATAACAAAAGGGTTATTAAAAGAGGATATTTCTAAAAAAATATTTGATGAAAGTAAAAAAAAAGATGATTTAGCAGATTGTTTTTTACAAGGATTATGGTATTTAAAGAATAAAAAATTAATTATTTAAAGTGCGAAAAACTTAAAAATATAAGTTCTTAATAATTCATAATGGCAGATATAGAAACTATTGAATTAGGTTCATTAAATGATGGACCTGAAAATATATCAAAATTACCTTCTGTAAATTTTGGACCAGGTGCAGATTTATTAATGAATGATAAAAAGCTGAACTCATCTAGTGATAATATGGAATCGGATATTAATTTAGGAGATTTGGAAAATCTAGAAAAGGAATTAAACAGTGACACCTTTGCAATAAATAAAGAAGATAATGGATCTTCCTTTCATGAAATAAAATCATCCTTATTTGGAGGAGGAACAGATGATAACGAGTCAAAAATTAAAATAAATATTGTAAACACCGGTGACGATGATCAAAGTGGAGAAGGAGGTGGATTATTCAGCATTAAAAATCAAGAAACTGAGCCTGCCGCACCAGTTCAAAAAACATGGGATGGCTTTGCGACATTTAATGATATACCTATTGGTGAAAATAAGACGGAGCCAAAACCACAAATGAGCAAAGAAGATTTGTTAAGAGAAAAATTTGCTATTTTAAAAAAATTAGAGGATTTAGAAAAAAAAGGAGTAGAGCTAACAAAAAAATACAATATGGAATCGTCCTTAGCTGAAATGCAGGGTGAATATGAAACGATCATAGCCGAAAAAGAAAAATCAAATAGTGTAAAATTTCAAGGACGTATGTTGATGGCCGCAATAACCGGTTTAGAATTTTTAAATAATAAATTTGATCCCTTTGATTTAAAATTGGATGGCTGGGCTGAACAAATAAACGAAAGCATAGATGATTATGATGATATATTTTCAGAATTGCATGATAAATATAAGACAAAGGCTAAAATGGCACCAGAATTAAAGTTAATGTTTCAATTAGGAGGAGGAGCAATCATGCTTCACATGACAAATACGATGTTTAAAACATCCATGCCCGGTATGGATGATATTATGCGAGAAAATCCAGATTTAATGGAACAATTTACAAAAGCCGCCGTAGATAAAATGGGAGATGAAAATCCAGGACTATCTGGATTTATGAATAATATAATGCAACCAGATATTCCTACGCCTCGTGGACCACCTCCACCCGCGGCCGTAAGAACCCAAGGAATATATTCCGAACCAGTAGAAGATCCACAAGCAGATGTACGTATTTCAAACAGACCAGATTTAAGCTATGGTAGAGGAAATACCGATGGAATCAGTATTAGTGAATCATTTGAAAATACAAATGTACAAGAAAAATCTAAAAGAATCGAGGTTCGTGAAGAAATGTCGGGACCTAGTGATATAAACGACCTATTAAGCGGTATAAAAAGTAAGAAAGATGAAGAACCTATAACTTTAAATATAGGCGATAAACCAAAAAGTAAAAGAAGAAATCGTTCTGATAAAAATACTATAAGTCTTGACATATAATAAAATATTTATAATTTATATATAATGTTAATAGATAGATTATGTAGTCCAGCATTAATATATTTAGCATTTTCTATAATACAACTTATTTTAGATATGTCCCACGGTAAATATAGATTAGCTATAGCTAAATTATTTATATCGTTGTTATTTACCTATTTATTAAATATCTTATGCGAACAAAGATTAACACAGATTTCTTGGATTATTATATCTTTACCGTTCTTATTTATGGGATACATGTCTTTACTATTAGTTTACGCATTAGGTTTTTCTGATGCAAACGGTAATGATATATCCGAAGAAATAGACGGATCCGAAGAACCTCAGGAAACCGAGGAAACCGAGGAAACCGAAGAAACAGATGAAACCGAGAATACCGAAACTAAAAATATTGAAAATTCTATAAATAATATTTTTGCATTTGAATCCTTTGTCATGAAATCCAAATTACCTACTATAAAATCTAGAACAAAATCTGTAGAACCGGCTCATAAGAAAGCAAGTAATTTAAATTTAGATGCCCTTAAATTGGAAAATGGAAAAATATAATACTATAAAAATAAATTGAATCTAAAATAAAATAATAAATTAAAAGTAAAAATGACAAAGACATTTATATTTATAGACGGAAGCTATTTTATATTTTATAGATACTATGCGCTTTTAAACTGGTGGAAACATTCTAAACAAGAAACACCGCCTTGTTTAGAAAATAAAGAGTTTTTAGATAAATTTGAAAAATTATTTTTAGAAAAAATAAAAGAACTTAAAAAAAAATTAAAAATAAAGGATGCTTCTTTACTAGTAGCAAAAGACTGCCCTAGAAGTGAGATATGGAGGAATACGGTTTATTCCAATTATAAATCAACTCGTGATAGCGATGGTCTTGAAACAGTAGGAGCATGCTTTAAATATGTTTATGCAAATAATCTCTTTCAAAAAGGCGGGTGTGATAAATTGTTATCACATCCTGGTTTAGAAGCGGATGATTGTATCGCATTATTTACAAAACATATAACTAATACAGTACCAGACGGTGTTGTATATATTATAGCAAGTGATGCAGATTATGCACAATTAAAATGTCCTGAAATCAATATAATAAATCTTAAATACAAATCAATTATAAATAACAAAACCATTTTTGAAGACGGAAAAAAGTCTTTATTTTGTAAGATTGTATCCGGAGATAAATCAGATAATATACCGCCAATAATTCCAAAGTGTGGTATTAAAACGGCTATTAAGTATTATGAAAATCCAGAACTATTTCATGAACTACTAGAAAATACACCTACAGCAAAGCAGCAGTTTCTATTAAATAAAAAAATAATAGATTTTAACGAAATCCCTGAAGGTTTAAAAAGCGAATTTTATGAAAAACAAATAAATTGCAGTACAGTTTTTTAAGTAAATAATATTATTAATTATAATAAATTATAAATATATATTATAATGAACGTAGATGGGTTCAATTCGTTTTTTTCACCTTTAGGAAAAGAATACTGCAATTATTTTTATTTCCTATCTGTTTTTTTCTTTTTACTTGGTGTTGTTCAAGTAGGATTATTTATAATGAAGGCGATGCAAAAGGGAAGCATGAAGGAATTGCCTCAACTATTGATTCACCTTCTTTATCCCTTACTAGCTTACTTCCAAAATAGACTTCTTTTCTCTATGTGTGTTAATTAAATTATTATAATATAAATCATATTATTAATATTATAATGTCTGCGTCAGTTAAATTTAAAGGCAACGCGGGAAACCATATGTTTCAATATATAACTGCATTAGTGTACTGTGTTAAATACAACATACAATTAGATACACAACCAACAGAAAAAATGTTAAAAATATTAAAATTTAGTGAAAGTATATTTTCCATAAAAAAAGAAAATCCGGAAGGTAAAAAAGGAAAATGTAAATTAACATTTAGAAATTTTAATGAAAATGATGAATTGACATTTAAAGGTGATAATTATCATTATATATTTACAGACTTCTTTCAAAATTCAGGATATTTAAACAATAATTATGATATCATAAAACAACATGTATTTCCAATAAAGTATGATTGCACACCATACCTATCAAATTATAAAAATATCCAAGAAAATGATATACTATTTATCATAAGATTAGGAGATTTTAAACATCAAGGAAAAAATAGCGAAATTATACATCCCAATTATTTTTTAACTATATTGAAAAATAACAAATTTTCCAATATTTACATTTTAATACACCCTTCTAACGATAAATCTCGGGATAAATATTTGGGATTTTTTAATGATTATAAAGAACAAATCATATTATTAGAAAAAAGAAATGAATTAATAGATTTTAATATTATTAAGTATTTTAAAAACATAGCTATAACAAATTCAACATTTAATTGGTGGTCTGTATTTTTTGAAGAAGATATAAAAAGCAAAAAAATATTTACACCTAAGTTGATAGGATACTGTGGAATAGGAGAAAGATTTAAATGTCACGGTGCGCATGTTAAAAATTTATATAATATTCGTAATACTTCTATTCCAATAGATAATGAATTTATTAATCTAGGGTAATAAAATAGGACGTTTTTTTTGCTGATCAACCCAGTGCATTTTACCACCTCTAGAAGCTTTCCAGAACCGATGTAAAAAACTTAAATTACCAGCAAAATCTTTACCAAATATTCTATATTTTCGTCCTTCGACATCATACGTTCCATCTTTGTTTCCATAAAAGGTACAATTAGAAACGATATCTTTTCCATTTGATACTATGTTAACGGCGCGTGTGAAGACAGTAGGACCGGTCATTTTATGGATGTCATGAGGATGTCTATTATTTTTAATATTATCTATTACAAGCTCTATGGTTTTTTTCATAATAGGATGGTCCTTTGCAAAAAATAATGCCCATTGTGCATAAAACTTGTCTCCAGATTCCCTTGTAATAAATGCTTCGTCATCTTCTCTAATGAATTCTTTAATGGGTTTATTTATACTAGAATCAATATCTAAATAAATACCTCCTTGCTTATATAATATTAAATATCTCCAAAAATCAACTTTTGCTACAATAATATTTATTTTATCATAACATTCAACAATCTCTCCATCAAAATTATCATGAACATATTTATCTATTTCTTCATCCGTATAAATTTCATGGGTATAATCCGGATTATTTTTTTTTAAAACCGCTATGATATGCTCCTCTACCTTTGGATGTAATTTCTTGCTATGCCAAGATTGATATATATTTTTAGGAATCTTCATTATAATATTAAGTATTAAAATATTATAATATATTTAACCTATCAACAATTGCAATTATTGTTTGGCGTATAACTACGATTATAACCATGAATCTGAAAGTATTTTTCATCGTCGTTCATAACCTGTTCTGCTAAATCACAACACTCTATGTTTTCAACACCATTTGTTTTTAATTCTTTTGTAAAAACACGTTGCTTTTTTCTTTCTAAATATGAACTACTGTGATGATAATAACGCATACTATTGTCACAAGAAAGACAATCCGTTTTAGTTAAACTATTGTTTCCGTACTTTATATTCTCATTTATTCCTTTGGTATAATGCCGTGTCAATTGTAATGCTTTATTTTGTTCATTATTGCAACAACCTCTATCTTTAGATAAACGATAGTCTAGCTGCAAAGGACTCTTTTCAGGGCACCTATTTACACTAGAAACCGTGGTTCCACCTGGCTTATTTATTTCACTAATTAACTTAGATCTCATAGCACTTCCAGAAGAATATTGTCTTCTCCAGTGCTTCATAGGATTCGCCTTTCTAACATTTGGTGTATCGTAATTATTATAAACCACATTTGATACACTTCCATTCAATTGAACTTCATCATAGCCTTTCCATTTTTCACTTGCACGTGTAGTATAATACATAGACCTCATATTTAACGGCATATACATAATATTTAGAAAATAAATTAATTATTTATTTATATAAGCCTATATTAATGATCATAGAACTATTAATATTTTTTTTTTTAACTTTAATTATCGGACACACTACAAAAATATTATTTCCACTTATTGAAGGTAAAAGAAAGAGAAAAAAGAAAAAAAGGAGAGGGATCTTTGGAGGCGGTGGTCGTAGACGCGGCGGTGGTGGCGGCGGTGGTGGTGGTGGTGGCGGTGGCGGCGGCGGCGGTGAAGCAAGACGAAGAAGAATGGAAAAAGAAAGACGACAAAAAGAAGAAAGAAGACGACGAAAAGAAGAAGAAAGACGAAGAAAACAAATAAAAAAGAATAAGGATAGATACAAGAAAGCTAATAAAAGAATAAAGAAGAAAAAATCAGATATTAAAAAACTAGAAAGTAAAATTAGAAAAAAGGCCGAGACTGCTTATCAAGGGGCTTTATGTAATTCAAATTCCATAGATCAAATGTTGAAAAACCTAGAAAACATTAAATCAAATAGTAATTTATTGTAAAAAAAATTATATGTGTGTTTATATTAATGATAATAGAGATACTTATTATATTTTTTGCATTTTTGATTATATTGCGGATAATAACTATGGTGTTTCCGGTAATTGAAGGAAAACGAAAAAGAAGAAGAGGAGGAGGAGGAGGTGATAGACAATTAGACGGTTCAGGATATGATGTACTTTCCAACGATATAAGAATTCAGGATGAGAAAATAGAAGAATTAAGAAAAGATACAGAGTCAAAACTTAAGGAATCAAATGAAAGGGAAGAACAAAATTTAGTTTTAATAAATGATATGGAAGAAGATATTGATTTACTTATGAGATATCAAACATTAGACAGTAATTTCTAAAGACTTTTATCATTTATATTAAATATAATTTTAGAAATAAATAAATTATTAATATATTATATATAATGTTTAACTATGATAATAATATAATAGAGACAAATAAAAACCGAAAAAAAAAGAAAAAAAAGAGAAAAGAGAGAAAGAGAGAACAGCGTCAAGAGAAAATAAAACAATTAGAAAACTATTATGATATATCTGCAAAATATATAGACAGTAAAGAATTAGCTCCAGAATCGGTTATATTAGGACCTGAATATTCATATAGCGATTATATAAAGGGTCCAAAAGAGATAGGTATGAGTTCTAGAGGTGAAATGCGTGTCTTAGAAAAAGATGTAAATGGATTATTTGCCTATGTTGATTTATTAATAAAGGGTAAAAGTAAGGCGATTAAAGGACCTGGAGTATTAGGTCCACAAAATTTTGTACCTACTGGTGCAACATGTCAATTGGATGTTAGTCCAACCCAACAACGCACCGTTCAAAGATACATATACAACTCTTTTAAACCTACTGGAAATATACCGATAGATGGAGATGATGGAGAAATTAAAGATGCGCGAGGATTGATTCCAGGATTATTAGAAAATACTGCAAAATTAAATCCGATGGATATGTTTCAATCTTTTTTAGATACAAATCCTACATGTATGATGCTTAAAATGCCCGTAACTAAAACTAGAGGCTCTGTATCTGCAGAAGAACATCCTGTATCTATCTTAGACATAGGACAAATGGACCCATGTACTTTTGTCTATTATAATAAAAAAAACCCGGTCACCGGGGCAACATGTGGTGGTGGCGGTGGTCGCCGTCGAAAAAAAAAAAAGAAAAAAAAGAAACGTCGGTCCGGATTTGAAAACTTATATGACAAAACAGAAAATATATATAATAAAACATATGTAGAGATAGATGATATGTTTGACACCGGAGAATTGTATATTGCTACGATGGGAGTTATTTTTATTTACATTATTTTAAGAGGTTGTAATATAGATCTTGACAAATAAATATAGTTTTAATTTTAATTATATTTATTTAGTTTTTATAGTGTCGTTTTGTTCGCGGACGACCCTTTTTTTTTTGGGATTTTTTTTCTTGAATTGGTTCTTCAGTAGATTCTTCTTCATCAGTATCTTCTTCATAATCTAAAAGTGAACCCATCATAGTAAAAGGATAAAAGAAGAAGTTTGTAAACTGTGAAAGATAGTCAGTATCATCCATATCTATTTCTTCTTCAGAGTCCTCGAGAGATTTTTTGCTTACATTTGAATGGCTTTTTTTGGTTTTTCCACGAGGCATTTATAAGTTTTTTCAATATTTTATATTTGTTTTTTAACGTTATTTATTTCTTGTTTTTCTAAATCCTCCAGATTTCCTTTTATTTTTAATTTTTTTCCTACTTTTTTTCCCTCCACTCTGTGTGTTCCAATAAGCAGCATTTCTTCTATTTCTCACAATAGTTGCTAAATTTTTTGGCTTCCATAAAGGAGCAAAAATATCAAAATCGGAGAAATCTAAAAATTTTCTCGCTAATTTTGTTATTCTTATTATATCTCCTATTGGGTCTAATGCTATGTTATCAGGAATCATTTGTTTATAGTATATTCATATTAGTTTTTTTGTTTTCTTGTTCTTTTTTTTTGAACGAGTTCGTGTTTTTTTTGTTGATTTTCCTCCACCTCCACCCCTTCTCATTAACGGATTCATAGGTAAGCCAGGAACCATAGGAGCCATAGGTGAACCAGTAGCCATAGGTGAACCAGTAGCCATAGGAGCCATAGGTGAACCAGGATTAGCAATAGCAGGTATCTGACCAGCAACGGGAATTTGATTCATATTAATAGATAGTAGTTTTTCTTTACCAGCTCCTAAAGCTGCGTTTAATTCATTTTTTGTTTCACCTGCTATATCTGCAATTTGTTTTCTTGCATCCTTATCATTAATCTGTTTCGCAAAATTCATAGTATTTTTAAAGTTAGATTCAAATAAATCCATCATTCGTTTCATCATAAGCTTCCAACTTTCAATAACATCTACCTTCACAACAGGCAGATCACTAATACCTTCGCCTTGAGATTGTTGCATTCCACCCCTATATGTAGTTTTCTTATTCTTTTTTTTATAAGTTTTTTTACGTAGTTTTCGTGATTTCATATAATAATATAATATTATATAAAAAAATATATAAACACCTTAAACCTTTATACGTTTATTTATCTCCACCGCAACCATAGCACCTGCAATTTGTGATAAAATATAAGGTACTAAATCATTTTTATTTAATTTGCCTATATACGCCATAGCTACAGAAACAGCAGGATTAAAATGCCCCCCAGATATATACCCTCCTAAAATAATAACAATCGCCAACGCAGAACCAATAGCTAGTGGATTACCTACAGATGCAATTATAAAAACAAAAAATAAAGTTCCTAAAAATTCAACGATGTATTTGTTCATTATAATAAATAATTATATTTTATTATTAAAATGAGCAAACCTATTGAAATAAAAGGTAAACGAAATATAGATAAGTTATTTAATAATGATACTCCAGCACTAAGGAGTAGTAGTATAGCAAATAAAGTAGACGAAGAATGGTTGCAACACTACGTGCAAGTAAACATAATAAATAGATTATACTTAAATATAGATTTTAAAGATTCAGAATTGATTGTAAGTGATTTAAAAAAAAAAATATCTGGATACAAGTCTCAAGATCAAAAAAAAAACCTCTACAATAAAACTTTATTTGTAGATTACGACTATTTAATTCAAAATCTAGTTGAATCTAAAATGAAATGTTTTTATTGTTGTTGCGAGGTTTATTTAATTTATGAAACAGTTAGACAAATGAATCAGTGGACATTAGATAGGATTGATAATAGCTTTGGACATAATAAAAATAACCTAGTAATTTCTTGTTTAGAATGTAATTTAAAACGCCGAAATATAGATAAAGATAAATTTTTATTTACTAAAAGATTAAATATAAAAAAAGAAGAATAATATATATAAATGAATAATCTACATAAATGGACCGACGGAACTTTTCAAGAAAAATCATATAAACAAGAAAGAGTAGTGTGCGAACGTACTTTTATAGTTCAAGAAAGTAAAAGAGAAGATATAGAAAAAAAATTAGAAAACAGACATTTATTAACAGACACAAATGTAAATCCTTTTATGATAAATAATTCATATTTAAAAGATTTAGAAGTACAACAAAAATTTTTAATACCACAGAATTCCAATTTTAAATAATTATATATACTATATGATTAAAAACGATTATTTATTTCCCGTTGCATTTTTAGTATTACCAACATTATTTGCATTAGGTTTATTTATAGAACAAAAAGTACTAAGCCATGGATCATATATATACGAAATACAAGACTCTGATGAATGGTACAACAAAGATTTAGATTTAAAAAATAGCTCCTGGAGCGAAGTAAAAGTAGAAATAAAATTATTTAAAGATATTGTTGATAAAGTTTCCAATAATTTTGCAAAGGATAGTTATGATAAAAATTCATTGCACGTTTTAACCATGCAATTTCATAAAAAACTAATTATTTTAAAAAATTATTTACTTACTCTGGAAAAGGAAACAATAAGTGATTACGCAGAATATGAAACCATATTAGATAATATTGAAAAAACATTAGAACAATTGATATCTTACAACCAAAATATGATAAAGCCTGATTATACTTCAGAATTTGCGAATATAGTAAATATTATATATCTACCATTAGCGGTTATAACCGGTTATTTTGGTATGAATTTTGCCAGTATGGGAGTACATGACAAAAAAGATGCCGGGGTTTTAAATGAAAATAAAGGTCAACTTTTTGTTTTTGCAATATCAGCGATCGTCTTAACCGTTTATATATACATTATGTTTGAAACAAACAAACCATATGGTGCATTCGATTATTTTTATAAGGGTTCCAATAAATTTAGTATCGCAGACTATATTTTTGGTTCTAAAGAGAAAAAAAAAGAAAAAGAAAAAAGAGATCGTGTAGGAGATAAACTTGTAAAAAAATATAATAAGACCGTAGAAGAAGAAGAAAAAATATATACAGATACAAATCCTCCTCCTTCGTTAAACATATATGATAAAGAAAGAGACTCCTTTGCTCCACCTATTATAAGAAATACAAATTTAGGACCATATGACGATTCATTATTTAATTATAATCTATAATTATTTTATCTGTAAAAAAAAATATAATTAACTATTACATAATGAGCAAGAAAACAAACTTTGTAATACCGAAGAAACCTGAAATCCCTAGCAAAAATCTCTCAAAAGAAGAACTAGAAAAAAAAGTAAAAGACCTAGAAAATAAATTAAACTTACTTGAAACAAAACAGTGGTCGAGTTATATCGACGACTATATTGACACTTGGTACGAAGAAAATAAAGAAGATGTTGACATAGGAGTTATAAAATTATTCGGCATGTTCTCTATAGATGTTATGCCTGATGAACTTGAAAAACATATCTATAAAAAAGTATTTAAAATAATGTTTTCTCTTTTGAAACACAAGCTATAAATATATAATTAAACTATAAATATATATTTACAATATTACAAAAGTTCTAGATCTCTTACCCTCCAATACTCTGAACCACCGCTAGGTAAAGGCCTACGTATAATAAAAGGAATTTTTTTTTCTTGTAATTCCATTTTGGCAATTACATAACTATCCATAATGTTTTCATCTATCTCAATAAATGGTGGCGAACCAGAATTAAGTTGACTAGCTCTGTGTCCTAAAATTTTAGAATATTCGTATTTGGTTATAATTGGAACCGTTTTGTGTAAATCATCCACTATTTCATTATTCTTGTTTCTAGAAACCTTTGATAAATTATATACTTCGTCATAATTATGATGCAGTTTTTCAGGATGAAAACTTTCTAAGTAATATTCTTTCACATCAAATTCCATTTTATCCATAGCTAAATCGTCGTCGTCATCTTCCGATAATTCTGCATCAACGTCATCTATATCTTCGTCGTCTGGACTTGATTCAAATTTAAAATTATCACCAGAATCCAACAAATCTTCCTTTGAACCCGTTTCAGTTTCTTTAAATTTTTTTAATTCTGATGCCTTTTTCTCAACAACTCCATCCTCCTCCTCCTCCTCCTCATCATCCTCCTCCTCATCCTCATCCAGAACTATCTTTTCTTCATCATCTGCTAAACTTTCCATTTCTGCTTCATCAATAGATCCTACAGATTCTTCTTCGCTTCCAGACATTATATAATAATCTTTTATATTCTTTTATATATTTCAATTTTATATTTTATTATGAAGTTTTCCATATTTTATCACAATGGACACATAAATAAATGAATTTTAAATGCGTATCATCATATCTAATATAAATAACTTCCTTTTCATCGACCTTCTCTTTATTACTTGGACAATCTTCATTTGGACAAGGAATATTATCTAATCTAGGCAAAGTAGGATCTAATTTTGTGAATTCATTTACCGAATTCATAAATTTTTGATCCGTCCTTTTGACTTGTGTTTTTGAAACACATATCGCTTCTATTACATTTGTTTCACTGTTTCCACAATTCCTACAGTAATGAACTAACGCATCACCCGGCTCTTTCTCACCATCTTCACTTATTCTTATGTAATACATATTATCACATTTATCACAAAACTTCATTATTTTATATATATGTAAAATATCATAATTTTATTTCAATTTTTTTTATATTTTTTATAAGATTTGAATAATTAATCTCTATATTATTCATTTCATAAACCGAAACCGTAATTTTCTTACGTCTTTTACAGTGTTTTTCTAAATTTTCTATAATACTTTCTTTATTTTCAACAAAATGCTTATTTATAAAAGATGAAAATCGGTAATATAAATATGGTTTTGTTTTTAAAATATGGTGTATAGCAATTTCATTATTTTTATATTGAATAATTTCATTATATAATTTAATCTCTTTATGTGTTTCATGAATACCCGGCTCATGAGTCAAAGGATTATTTGTAAACAATACACATAAAGATAAAAGAATACTACTAATAGTTAAACAAGATGACCATTCATCCCCTTTCCATGTATTTAATATAGATAAACAACACTTTCCGTTTCTATATAAATTAGGGTGAAATCTAGTAATACCGTCATTCGTCAAATAATGAACCTTAGGTGGCGTATGTGGATAATCCCTTGGAAATTCAAACTTAAAAAAATAATAGCCATTTTCATATGGCGTATCCTTTGTTCCTATAATTAAAGCATAACCAATTAATATATTATCCTCATCATGGTCATAATATATATTTTGTTCATGTAAAGGATTCATCATAAGCTCCTTTACATCACTTATAATTCTATGAATAGTTTCTTTTTTAACAAAAACTTTTTCCTCCATATTGATATTAAAATAAATATCTCTATCTTTATTTTAAATATATATTTTTGAAATATCATAAAAAAATTGAGATAAAAATTTCTCCAGAATATATAATCATCTATTATGCCAAGCGCCAATATGAATGAATTACAAAAATTTTTAAGAAATCATAAAGCAAAGGCTAACGAAGCTATCACACATACACGAATAGGCGATAAAAAAACTATATATGGAGGTAGTTATTATATTGATGAAAATGAATTACCTAAGTTTATGACTATTTATAACCGTGCCGTATTTGAAGAAAACAATCTAGAATATCTAACTGAAAAACAAATTGAAAATGGGCCTATTTTAGTAGATTTTGATTTTAGATACAATATTTCAATAAAAAAACGGCAACACGACGAGGAAACCGTTATAAGTATTATAGATTTATACACGGAAAAATTAAAAAAAATTTTAAATTTTACGGATGACAAAGAATTTCCAATATACATATTTGAAAAACCATCTATAAATATTTTAGAAAAAGAAGAAATTGTTAAAGATGGAATACATATGATAATTGGAATTAGTTTGCCTCACAAAATCCAACTACTTTTAAGAGAAGAGGTATTAAAAGAAATTGCAGAATTATGTGAAAATTTGCCAATAGAAAATTCATGGGATTCTGTCTTGGATCGTGGAATCACGGAAGGATATACAAACTGGCAAATGTTAGGTTCTAGAAAACCTAATAACGAAGCATACCGACTAACTAAATATTACATGGCACAAATCGATTTAAATGATATGGAATTTATAATTAATGAAATGGAAATAAATACAATGGACTTACAATACGACCTATTTAAATTATCCGCGCAATATAATAAACACCCTAGTTTTGAATTACAAGAAGGTGTTAAAGAAAAATTAAATCCAACTAAAAAAAAGAAACCAAAACTTAAATTAAAGACTATTACTACAAATTACGATATAGATGATATAAAAACACAAGAAGACCTAGATTCTGCAATAGAACAACTTATTAATAGTACGGAATCTTGTAATTTTTCAAAAGGATCTTACAATATAAAAGAAGTTCATGGATACGTTATGCTTTTACCTGAAACTTATTATGGTAAAAGTTCATATGATAAATGGATTAGAGTAGGAATGGCTTTGTTTAATACTGATCGTAGATTATTTATTTCGTGGATGAAATTCAGTAGCCAATATCAACACTTTGATTTTGCGGATATTTCTGGATTTTATGAATTGTGGAAGAAATTTGGGCAAAATAAAAAAGAAGACCTTACACATCGTTCTATTATGTTTTGGGCTAGAAACGATGCGGAACGAAGTAAATATCAAGAGTTTAGACGTGAAACATTAGACTATTATATTGATATTACCGTAGCTGGTGATTTTATGCCATCACATGAAAATAAAAAAGGAAAAGAATTGGCACTAGCTCAACAATGTGGAAGAGATTATGATTTAGCCGTAGTTCTATACCAAATGTTTAAAGACCAATTTATATGCTATAGTGTAAATGGAAAAGGTAAATGGATGAAATTTGATGGTCATAGATGGGTTGACAACGAAGAAGCATGGAGCTTACGCAAAGCATTATCCGAAGAGATGTACGCTTTATATCAAGAAAAAGTAGTCTCCAATATGAGCTTTGTACAAACCTTTGAGGAAGATGACCCTAGATGGAACGTTATTAGAAATCGTACGCATAACTTGGCTCAATGTTGCCAACTACTTAAAAAAACTACTCCAAAAGATAACATCATTAAAGAAGCAAAATCCCTGTTTTATGACAGAGATTTTCTAGAAAAACAAGATCAATATCCGTATCTACTATGTTTTAACAACGGTGTCTTTGACTTTCAAGAAAATATATTTCGAAACGGAAGACCAGAAGACTACATTACCAAATCTACCTGTATCGACTATATAGATATTTCAAAAGTAGAAGATCCCATACTAAATGAAGTAGTTGAATTTATGGAACAGCTTTTTCCTGTAGAAGAATTACGAAATTATATGTGGCAACATCTAGCATCCACTTTGATAGGAACAAATGAAAATCAAACATTTAATATATATACAGGATGCGGTAGAAATGGTAAATCCATGTTAGTTATGTTAATGTCAAAAATATTAGGAGAATATAAAGGCACAGTACCAATCACACTTATTACCCAAAAAAGAAATAGCATAGGAGGCACCTCTTCTGAAGTAGTGCAATTAAAAGGTCTTAGATATGCGGTCATGCAAGAGCCAACAAAAGGAGACCAAATCAACGAGGGTATTATGAAAGAAATTACCGGCGGAGACCCCATCCAAGGAAGGGCGCTATATAAAGAAATGGTGACTTTTATACCCCAGTTTAAATTAGCCGTTTGTACAAACACATTATTTGATATTAAAAGCAACGATGATGGCACATGGCGAAGGATCCGTGTCTGCCCATTTATGTCGAAATTTACGGAAAACCCAGTAAATGACGATGAAGATTCACCCTACCAATTTAAAGTAAATAAAAAATTAGATGAAAAATTTGATGACTGGGCATCTACTTTCATGGCTAAATTAGTTGATATCGCAAGAACTCTTAAAGGAAACGTAGAAGATTGCAAAATCGTTATGGCAAGAAGCGAAGAATACCGTGAAGGACAAGATTATCTAGCTGAATTTAATAAAGAAATGATTGAAAAATCTGCGGATTCTGTAATTAAAAAAGATGAACTTTATGAAGAATTTTGTAAATGGTATAGGGAACACTACGGAAGAATTGTTCCAAAAGGCAAGGAAATTTACGATTATATGAATAAAAAATATGGTAAATGTAAAAAAAAAATGTGGACCGGCGTTCGTATCATTTATCAATACGACAACGAACAAGAAGAAACCGTAGAAGAATAATAAAATATAAAAAATATATATTATATTATTTATTAATCTTACTTATTATTTTTTTATCAATTATAATACTACCTACATATAATCCTATGTACATAGCTATATAAACTAAAAACATTTCCATTCTAGATATTATATATGGCCACCAAGGTAATCCAAATATGATTATTGGTACTAATACCAATAAATAATGACTTTCCAAAGGAATACGCAGAGGATCTACCGGACGATATACAATTACAGCTATTAATAAAACATGAGCTAAAAAACACAAAACATTTGTTATATCCGTAGGTAAGCCAAAAACTACTAATTGTTCGGCAGGTTGTCTATTTTTTAATTGTCTTACGTATATATCAATACCACCTATTGAACCCACAATAATATTATGAAGCATTATTATTGGTGCTATGTTTTCAAACTGTAAATACAAAATAACTCCTATAGGAATAGCTAAAGTAGATATAAATTTAAATACATTTGTATTTTTCATATCTTATATACTATGATGATAATTTTTGTTTTGTCCAGATTCCATTATTTTTAACCCAATAAAAACCATTATTTTCATAAGAAGATGGTTTATTTTCATAATAATCTTCGCGGGCAGTTATATAAGCCTCACAGCCAGAAACATCTTTATCGGCCGCATTTTCAGTGATACATATGTAGTCTGCATTATTTTTGTTATTATATTCTGACGCAAGATCATTCTCATCTACAAAGTCTTCCACCTCATCCTTAACCCCAGTTAAAGTACTTAACTTATCATCATTCTCTAAAATATTAATAAATTCCTGATAATACTTTTTCATTTGTGTTTTGTCTTTATAATTAATTGATGTTCCATCTATAGTTTTAACCTTTGGCTTATTCATATTATTAATTCCTTTACCCAATCCATCCGCGACATCTGCAACCGCTTCCTCTCCATTCACGTTTGGAATGTATATATTTATATTTTTTATCTCTTTGTAAATATATCGCATACCTTTAATTAAAAAAAATGATAAATCATTTATAAAAAACGGAAATGCTCCCATTACTATAATTGTTAAAATACTAGTTATTATATTATACTGTCCCTTATAAAAGAATAACAAACCATATATGCTAAACAATATCCAATACAATATAAATATTACAAAATAACTTTCGTCAAATATTTTCATTTTTTCTTCTTTGTATGAAATTTCTCTTAAATCTGTATGGTGCGCATTATTTTGTAATTTATTTTTTAAATATAAATACTGACTGCCTATATAAGCGTGATCTTTTTCTAAATTTTCTTTTAAATCATCAATACTATAATCCGTATTTATTTCTTTTGAAATTGTTTTATAATAATGAATATTTTCCATATTATAATGTAATCATATAATATATTTACAGTAATAAATATATTATTTTTATCAATTATGGAGGAGTAAAATCCCAATCAAATATACCAGGTAATGTAGTAGATAAATTTCCTCCTACTACCATTACACTAGCTGCATATATGATTGATATTGTTAATGCTATTACTATTGCGATAATAGCTATAGTTACATTTATCACATCTACCGCTAAAAGTAAGACAAACACTAAAGATACTAATATAGCTATGAATATAGCTTTCATTCCTTCATTAAAATTAGCTAATCGTATGGCTCCAGCGGAGAAAAAATTTCCCTTTTGAATATTTCTAAGTTCTTTCTCACGTACAACTTCATCATATGCATTTATGTTTCCTTGTACACCCGATATATCTTCGTGCAAATTTTCGTATTCCGCATACATTTCTAATCTGCTGCCTAAATTGGATTGTATATCAGCACTACTTATATCTGTATAAGCTGCTGATAAAGCTGTATCAAAAGTAGTGTTTTTTGTATTAACACTATTTAATTTACTAGATATAGAATATTCTGTCATATATTATATAAAAATATAATATATAGAGAGCTATTCTTATTATAAATTTATTGATTGGTATTTGTATTGACTATGGCTGAAACTGTAACCGCTCCAGCAATTACACTACCTAACAATAAAGATACGTAGATTAATCTAGCAGAATCGTATTTTAATGATTCTGTTTCTAAATATCCTGAACTTTGTTCATCTAAGGAACCTGGGTTATTTGTAATATCATCACTATTACTAGCAGCTACTGCAGAAGATGTTTTATATTTCAACATAAAATTATATCTTGCTTGGTATTCCTTTAAAGTTTTATCTAAATCATCTATATTTAAAGTATCGTCTGTTCCACCACTGACTTTGGATTTCATTTCACTTACTATTTCATTTAATTGTGTTATTAATATAATGGCGTCTTTAAAATTTTCGTCGGAATCATCACTGTATGGATTACATACAGCATCTAAAGGTCCTTGAAACTCATCATCAGTAGTACCGCTAGGGTCAGTTCCTCCAGGAAGGTCGGTTGTTTCAGTCATCTGTCCACAAGTTAATCCTATTGAATCTGGAAACAAAGTATCATCGGTTAAACTATCACTTCCCGCAGCACTAGTGAGAGTGCTGTCAGTTGAACTCCCCTGATATATATCTTTATAGGTATAGGTGCTACCATCATCATCAGTAGCATAAAAATATTTATTACTACCACCATCAGAATACACACCATAATCAGTATATAAAGTAGAGCTCCCGCTCAAACTCGAAAGTGCGGTATCTAACAACGCAACTTTATCCTTATAAATAACATACAATTCATTTAAACTTAAATCAGAATAAGTTTCATCGCTGCTGTCGCCAACTTGGACACCATCCCCATCCGTATTTAAACTTTCCGATAAAAATGTTTCTACAGATTTATAACTCCTTTTATTATCATTTCCTTCTAAAGTATTAAAGGTCCCTAAAGTATTTTTTTTTTTACTTACATATATACTTCCTTGCGTAATGGATTCATTTGTATTTATAATATCAGTTAAGCTAGACATCTTATAATATTTTATGATATAAAAATAATACTAATTTGTATATAATTCGTATATTAAAACCGATAATAAAATCACCCCCACCGATAAATGAACGGGTCTCATTAATGCGGTGTCGTATATTTTATCTGTATTGTTTTTAACTTCTTCTGCAGCTTCAACTTTAGCTAAACTTTTATAATATTCATTAAAAAAATCTATCGATGGTTCTTTAATAGATGCATTTCTGTTATCACCATCTGTAAGAGTTTCTTCATTTTGTATAAGTTCATTAAAAGATCCATCTAAAACTTTCCATTTCTCTGTAAGATCATCTATAGCTTTTTCGGAACTGTCTAAAGTTTTTGTTGTAAATTTAAATTCAGACATAGTATATATTATATGTTAATATATATTATCTAGATGTTTACACAATAACGATAATAAAGTCCTGTAATAGCTGTTATACTTGGTCTAATAATTTTACATATTTCCCCTGGACGAAGCCCTATAGCTATCGCAACCGGATCAAATCTAGATATTTCGGGTATCTGTGAATTATCTATAATATTGTAACGCTTTTTTACCTCTTCTATTTCTTTTTCATCTAACTTTATATGTTTAGGCACCATCTCATGTTCCAATATGTTAAACTGCAAAGACATAATATCAATTATATTTATATAAATTTCATTTTCTGCCCACAATTGTTTTACTTCCGCTAACAACGTATCACGACTCGATTTGTCTTTTGTGATTATAATTAATGAATCTTGTTTATTTAAAATACTTTCTAAATTAAATAAATCGTCGATAATATCATGTATATTTTGCGGACGCAGAGAACGACCTAAGTAATATTTTATATATGCTTTATTTCCTAGTTCATTTGAAACTAACATATCTATTTGTTTATTATTGTGCATAATATGCAATTCATTAATACTAAATTCATTATAATTTTCTATATTGTATCCTTGACTTTCTAGTTGATCAAGGATAATCTTTCTGGAATTATAAAGTTTGGTTATTTGACTACTTTGTTGATATAACGATGACATCTATTATATTTAATATATTTACAATAATTTAAATTCAATTTTATATTATATTTATAATTCTACTAATACTGTTCCATTCGTTGTTTTTATTTTTTTATTTTCAACATTTTCTCTGTGAATTTTCTCGTGGCACACTTCACATATAGATAGTAAATTCCCTAAACTGTTTTTTGAAATATGATTAATATAATTATTATTATCAGCGTTTTTTTGATATTGTAAATGATGAATATCAACCGCATTTCTTTCTTTACATAACTCACATAAACCACCTGTTAATTTCTTGGAATTATATCTGGATGATTTTAAATTTAAAATATTATCTTCCTTTTTATCTCTCTTGTGTAAATATTTATTCCTTATTTCATGTGCATCGTTTAATACATCTTGAGATAATTTATATCCTTCTGCCACCGTTAATCCATAAAATGTATCTCCCTGACCATCTTTTAACAACCTATCATATTCTAACGTATTTGTCTTTTTATTTAAACGTACTGATAAATGTTTTATACCCATCCTATCGAGTTTTTTTACTTCTTCATAATCACATATTTCATGATAATGCGTAGCAAAAATAAAATTACTTTTACATTCATGTAATTTTCTCAAGGATGCTACAATAATACTGGTAGCAGATTCAACTTCTGTTCCAGAACACAGCTCATCCCCAATAATTAAACTATTTCGATCCGCTCCATTTAAAATCGTTTTTAATTCTAATATCTCTACTGCAAAAGTAGAAAGACCTTTAAACAAATTGTCATTACCGAGAATACGTGTAAAAATATTTTTATAAGGATTATACCGGAAATTAGAAGCAGAAACAAAAAATCCGGCTTGTGCCATAATCACACTAATCCCTATTGCTTTTATTAAACTACTTTTACCTACGGCATTTGTTCCAAACAAAAGTATTCCTTGTTGATTATTATTTAATTCTACATCATTCGCTACATAGGTTTCATTATTATTTAAATTTTCAATTAAAGGATGCCGCAGTTGTTTTGCCTCTACAAAGGATTCTGGATTTGTATTATCTATCGTTGGCATAACATGGTTGTACTTTACAGCTAAGAAGGCTTTGGTATAGTTCAAATCAAATTCTGCTATAAATTTTGTGATGAGCTGGAGAGATTTATATTGTTCTTTTAAACTTTCAATAAATTTTTCATACAAATTACGCAAAGAATCCGATATCTTCTCCTTTAATACATGTAGTCTTTCACACATAGCTATTATTTCTGCTGTTTTAATATATACACTTCCTTTTTTAGCTTTACTAAAATCCAATATTTGATGAAAAGTAAATATATACTCCGTGCCATCATATATATTTGTAAATAATAATTCAACCTCTGAATTTGATAATTCATCTATTTTATCTTTCAACTTTTTAAATCTTGCACTAGTTACAATTATATTGGTTTCATCTTTTTTCGTTTCAAGTTCAATCATCACTTTTCCATTGGAACGAGTCGCTACTTCCTCCAATTTCACATTTAAATACTCTATAATGGAATCAAGCTTTGCCGATATTTCATAATACTCTAACAATAATTCATCGTGTTTATCGTTTACACCTTTTTTAATAAAATTTTCATCGTAAGATAAATTATTAATTAATCTTGCCTTTTCTTTATCCAAAAACTTGTCTATACAAAACATATATTTTCTACTCTCCTTTTTTACTCCTAGATTTTTCAATTCTAAAACAACTTCCTTGCCATAAGGTGTATTTGATAAAAAACTTATATGTGATTTATATACCGATAAAATAATATCGATACTTTTTTCTAAATTATAAATATCGCTAGGAGTAGCATGTAAGCTTATAATATTTCTATTTGTTTTTTCAAGATCAATAATACCAGATAATTCCTTTCTAATGGTTTCAATAGAATCTTCTCCGCTATTTCCACGAATAATTATATCTACCATGTTATATTTTTTGCGTAAAATATCTGGGTTATTTATAGGATTGAGAATATCATGTTGAAGCAATCTTTTACCCATCGGCGTTTGACATCTATTAATAAATTTTGCTATTGAACTTATATTTTTAGAAGATTCTATTAATTCGCTATTGCTAGTTATATTTAATTGTTTTAATGAGTGATTTGCTAGTATTACACGGTCGCTTACATTTTTAAAAACGGGTTCAATAATTTTATCTACAAGACATGGATTATGTTCATGTGTATATTCCAACAAAAAACAATAACTTTCTGTAGCATATGCATATCTATCATATGCATCAGAATAAGGTGTTAAAGAATTATCAAAAAACTTATCCAATATTTCCTCTTGATATACAGGTTTTCTTGAATTTTCTATTTGTTTTAACCGAATAGGATTGCAACTAGGTGAATTAATATTAAAAATTTGCATGGTAGTTCCAGCTAATGAAAGATATTTAATAATAGTATCCATTTCATTATCATCAATATTATGTGTAAAAATAATTTGACTTGGTTTGTGTGAAATAATAAATCTCTCCAGCTCATCGTACGGAGTAATGGATTTTTCATATTCTGAGCTGTATTCAAATAGGTATGAGGTACCACTGTATATATCTATGGTTGACAGTCCAAAATATAAACGATTACATTTATTTTTAGAGCTGTACATTTTATTGATGTAAATACATGAACAGTAGTTTGAAATTTTATCAGAACTAGAATTAAAATATGTTCCTGGAGAGATTATTTCTGTTAAGCCGCGTCTCCAGCTTTTTCCATCGCGTAACAATTCTACTTGTCCATACACAGCCATAATCCACCCCGAATTATGAAGGCGTTCGCACCAAAAATCCTTTTTATCTACTGGAAATCCAGCCATAAGTAAAGATTTGCCTTGATATACACCTTTTTTATCACTTATTCTCATACCCAGTTCATTTTTAAAAGCTTCTATATTACTTCCTGTAAATTCACCTGTATCAGGTTCCTTTGTACCATAAACCTCGTAAAAATCACCTACATGCATCAAAACAATTGTTTTTTCTTTTCCATATTTTAAATATAATTCTTGAGTATATTTAAAATAATCTTCGTACACTCCCATTATATAATAGTCCATATTTTACTTTAAATCATTCATTCATATAGTTATGTAGCAACGTCCCTTTTGTTTTATTATTGATTTCACCCGATAAAATGGAATCTTCATACATTTTTCTTAGCACATCGTTGGGAGCATTACTACCAACTTTAATTAAACAGTGTTTTCTTAAATAATCCTTCACTTCTTTTATAGTGACATTTTTTAACTTGTCTATTTCTTCTTGTACTACACGACGATCGCTATTACTTTTAATAAGAACCCCTACATTACTTGATTCTTTGGTTTTACCTAATGTATACACACGTTTTGTATATTTCTTTTTTTTCAATTTCCTTTTACTAGAACTAGGTTTATCTACAGTCATATCAGCTATATCCATATTTTTTACTTCATTTATAGGAACACTATCTTTAAAGTTTAAATTTTTTCTTGTATTTTTTTTCCACTCTCGGTAAGTAGGGATGGATGAACCTTTTAAACAACTATATGGTGGGGCACTAGGTAATACAAAATCACTTTTTTTTGGTTCAACCGATATTTCTTGTGTTTCCACTGGAGGAGCAGGTAAAACCGGTGGATCAGGTAAAACCGGTGGAGCAGGTAAAACCGGTGCTATAACAGGAGGAACCGGTACATTAGGTGTAAAAGGTTTATTTACAATATTTTCTACATTTGTATTTAATGTCGGGGTATTTATTTCTATACTAGGAGGCTCTACTTTTTTATTTTTTTCCTTTTTTCTTTTTTTTTTTAAGAGTTTTTCATTTTTTTTTTCTTGCTTTAATTTTGTTAAATAATCTAAATGTTTATCAAATTCACTATGCGTGATATTTTCATCGGGTTTGGGTAATTCCATCGTTTCCTGTGTTTTACTTTGATGCTGTTTAATCCTTTTTAACAACTCCTTTTGCATGACATTTGGTTTAATTAACGGCTTTGGTCTATTTTTTTTTGTTTTTTTTTTAGCCCCCCTCTTTTTTTTACCCATAGAAAATAAATCGGGATTAATTGAAATGGTCTTTTTTTCCATATTATAGTTAAGATAAAAAATATTATTGCATACTACTTATTTACTGTACATTATTAAAATTATTTAAAGATAAATTGAAATGATAAATATTATGAAAATAAAAGATAACATAATGGATCGACGTGAAGAATATTATAACAAACAAGGATTTACGGAAGAACCTTGGGAAGTAATTAACAGTTATTTTAGACACGAATATTTACAAAGATTAGTACGTAATCAATTGGAATCTTTTAATGATTTTACAAAAAACCAGCTTCCAAAAACAATAGAAATGTTTAATCCGGTGGTCATTCGCTCAGAAAATGATTTCAGTTCTACTTTTAATAAATATGCTCTTGAGATAAAAATAGAATTTGATAATTTCAGTATTTTTAGACCGCAAATACATGAAAATAATGGCGCCACTAAAATAATGATTCCTCAAGAAGCTCGTCTTAGGAACTTTACATATGCATCGACTATGACGGTGGATTTAAACATTACATATTTAATAAGAAGCGGAGAAGAATTAAAAAATGAACAACGAATTATTAAGAAAATGCCAAGAATTCATATTGGAAAACTACCTATCATGTTAAAATCTGATATTTGTGTGTTAAAACAGTATCAACACATAAATAATAATATTACAGGAGAATGTCGTTTTGATCCAGGAGGATACTTTATTATCAACGGATCTGAGAAAACCGTATTAGGACAGGAAAGAGCAGCTGAAAATAGAATCTATTGTTTTGATGGTTCAAAAAATACAGGAAAATGGAAATTTCTTGCAGAAATTAAATCTGTTCCCGACTACAAACAAATATCCCCTAAACAAATAAATCTTATGGTTTCCAGTAAAAATAATGGGTTTGGTCATGGAATTTATATTCAAATACCAAGAATTAAAAATCCAATACCACTTTTTGTAATTTTTAGAGCATTAGGTATAATATCTGATAAAGAAATATGCTCGTATATATTGCTAGATGAAGACAACGCAATAAACAAAAAATTATTATATCTTTTAAAGGCTTCTATTATTGACGCAAACAACCTTCTTACACAACAGCAGTCTATCGACTATGTCACCAATAATGTAATGTATACACCAATTAATATGACACCAGAAGCAGGAAAACTTAAAAAACAAGAATTTACCCATGATGTTTTACATCAAGATTTATTTCCTCATTGTCATAATTTGCAACAAAAAATATATTTTCTAGGACATATGGCAAATAAATTACTAAGAGTATCTTTAAAGTTGACGCCTATGGATGACCGAGATTCTTATATAAATAAAAGAATAGATTCTTGTGGTGTTTTATTGAACAACCTCTTTAGAAATTATTTGAATAAAGTAGTAAAAGATTTACAAAAACAAGTGGTGAGAGAGATTAATAATGGTTCCTGGCGCTGCACAAACGATTACGAAAATATTATTAATTTAACAAACATTTATAAAATTGTAAAATCTTCTACCATAGAAAATGGAATTAAAAGAGCTTTGGCTACTGGAGATTTCGGAATTAAACATATTAGTACAAGCAAGGTAGGAGTAGCACAAGTATTAAGTCGTCTAACATATGTATCAGGATTAAGCCACTTAAGAAGAGTAAGTACTCCTCTAGATAAAAGTGGCAAATTAACACAACCTAGGCAATTACACAATACTACATTTGGTTATTTATGTCCAGCTGAAACACCAGAGGGACAATCGGTTGGTGTTGTTAAAAATTTAAGCTATATGACTCATTTAACAATCACTTCAAATAGTAGTGGATTATATGATTATGTAAACCAAGATATTATACATATAGAAGATATAAAACCTATAGAACTTTTTGGTAAAGTAAAGGTTATAATAAATGGTACTATTGTAGGATATGCAAAAGATCCAAAAGATTTGTATATAAAATTAAAGAAAAAAAAACATAATGGAATTATAAACATATATACATCAATAGTATTTGACTATGTAAACAAAGAAATAGTTATTTGCAACGATGCAGGGAGATTGACACGACCTTTGTTAAAAGTAAAAAATAAACGCTTACTATTGAATGGTGATATTGTTGATAAACTTAAAAGCCACGAATTTTCTTGGGATGATCTATTAACTAGTATTAAGTTAGATGAATCTGTCATCGAATACATAGATCCAGCAGAGCAAAATTCATCCTTAATTGCTATGAGGCCCACCGAATTAGTAGATAAAAAAAATAAATTAAAGCCCTATACTCACTGTGAAATACATCCTAGTACAATTTTTGGAATTTTGGCTTCATGTATTCCTTTTCCAGAAACAAACCAGTCGCCAAGAAATACATATCAGTGTGCCATGGGTAAGCAAGCTATGGGTATTTATGTATCAAATTTCAAAGAAAGAATGGATAAAACAGCTTATGTTTTAACATATCCTATGCGACCCCTAGTAGATACTAGAGTAATGAGCATGATACAATTAAATAATATACCATCTGGTAGTCCTGTAATAGTTGCAATTGCAACTACAACCGGCTACAATCAAGAAGATAGTGTATTAGTAAATAAAGGTTCTTTGGATAGAGGACTGTTTCAAGCAACCATATATCATACCGAAAAAGATGAGGATAAAAAAATTCACGGAGATCAAGAAATTAGATGCAAACCCGATCCATCTAAAACAAAAGGAATGAAATTTGCAAATTATGATAAAATAAATTCACATGGAGTAGTTAATGAAAATACTTTACTCAAAGACAAAGACATTATTATAGCAAAAATGTTTCCCATTAAAGAAAATCGTAATGACCACACAAAAGTAATTAAATATGAAGATCAAAGCAAGCTTATTAGAACTCACGAAGAAACATATGTTGACAAGAATTATTTAGAGAGAAACGGCGAAGGATATAATCTTTGCAAATCAAAAAACCGAGCTTTAAGAAAACCGGTTATTGGAGATAAAATGTCATCTAGACACGGACAAAAAGGAACGATTGGTAATATCATACCGGAGTGTGACATGCCTTTTACTCAAAATGGTGTTAAGCCAGATATTATTATAAATCCACATGCCATACCTAGTCGTATGACTATAGCTCAATTAAAAGAAACCGTCCTAGGAAAAATACTAGTAGAATTAGGATTATATGGAGATGGAACTAGTTTTGGAGATTTAGACGTTGCTTTTATTTGCAAAAAGTTGCAAGATACAGGATATGAATCTAGAGGAAACGAATTAATGTATGATGGTTTAACTGGAAAACAAATAGAATGTAGTATATTTATTGGTCCTGTATTTTACCAAAGACTTAAGCATATGGTTTCAGATAAACAACACAGTAGATCTATTGGTCCTATGGTAAATCTCACGAGACAACCGGCAGAAGGTAGATCAAGAGACGGTGGTCTTAGATTTGGAGAAATGGAACGTGATTGTTGTATAAGTCATGGGATTTCTGAATTCACTAAAGAAAGAATATACAACGCATCCGATAAATACAGTGTTCATATATGTAATTCATGCGGTTTTATTGCTTCTTACAACAATAAAATGAATATACATTATTGCAGAATGTGTGAAAATCGTGTGAATTTCTCATATGTTAAAATACCCTATTCATGTAAATTGCTGTTTCAAGAATTAATAACTATGAATATAGCTCCTAGATTAATTACAAATTAATAAAAATATTTATTAATATTATATGGTAAATTGTGGCCCATCAACCGGAATTATTTATCCTGAAAATTCTACCACCGAAAGGTCAACAGAACGTAAAATATTAAGAAATACTTTAAATTACAGTAAATGTACTTCATCTTTTGTATGTGGTAGAATGAATTTCACCGTTGCTATGAACAAGGAAGGTAATACAAAACACGTATCTGATAGCTCTGACTACACAAGATATAAGAAATTAATTAATAATAAAATTATTAAAAAATAAATATTAGTAAAAATTTTTTTATTAATATTTAATGAATATATTCTTCCGCTGACTTTAGCAATTCTTTTATACTTGTGCAAGTTTCAAGATCATCATAACTCGAAACATCTATACTTTGATCACTTATCAAAATAAAAATATTTTGTAATAATTTTTTTGCACTTTGATTGTATTTATAATGTTTTAAAGAACAAACTAAATGTTGCATTACGGTTAAAACAATAGATTCTGCATCGGTGGATATGTAAGAATCATCCGTATCCCATAATAAATTAAAATTTTTTACCGCCAATTGAAAGCTTTTAAAAGATTTGCCTTTTGTAATATATTCTCCCGAATCGAGATTATTATAATAAACCGTACTTACGCTATAATCAGATTTAGACATTTTTATATAATAATTATATTTTATTTATTACATAAATATTAATCACTTTTAGTAATTTTATTAAAAATATTCGTTAATGTCGGCAACGCATCTATCATTATTTCTCCTTCTCCGGCTTTCTCAACGGATTTATCGGCGGTATCTTCATCTGTTTTTTCTTTTTCAGTTTCGCTTCCCTCTTTTTTAATAATCGTATTTTGTTGTTCTAAATCTTGTTGATTTTCTTGATACTGGGTTTGAAAGTCTGGAGATGGTGAATCCGGTGTAGCCGCGTTTGGATTAAAAGGAGGAGAAGGAGGAGTGTAACTACCTACAAGATAAGGAGGAGAAGGAGAAGGAGATGGCGCCGCATTCAAATTGTCAGTTATTCTTTTCTGTGCCGTTTGAATTGTTTGTTGCGCATTATTTATGGTTTCTTGTGCGGTGTTAATCGTTTCATTTAAAACAGAAGGAAGCAAATTAGTTATACCGGTTTCTTGTGGTTGCTCTGTTTGCGGTTGTTGTTGTGCTACGTATCCTTTCTTTCTTATTTCTTCCGCTTCTAAAGCAATAATCAATCGATCACCCGATAAATGAACTTTCATATCATCACTTAATTCAGATATGTCATCAGAATTGATTAATATCACATCATCATCTACTTCTAACTCTTCTATAATCCATTCTCTTAACTTTTTAGAATCATCTATATAATAAACTACATCACCAACGTTATAATCTTTTGCCTCTAAAGCAGCTATATTCTCTGGTTTTAATTCACTAGCCTCCTGTTCTCTAACTTGCTCTTCGGGAGATGAAGGTGTTTTAGGAATATTTTCCCCCTCCGGAGTATTTCGTAAAATATCCGGCTTTTCATTTAACTTTCCTAGTTTCAACTTTCTATCCTGCTTAACCTTTTTAATATCCAAATCCTTTATATTCAATAACTTATTTATATTATTAGAGTACGACATAGATTCTAGTTGTTGTATGTTATCATCGGTTATAATGCGCATTTGTATATTCATCGTTTGTAATTCTTGTAATAATAATTTAAATGAATAAGGTATGCGAACAATACTGAAATCTCTCCCGTGTTTTGTAATATGTTTCAAGGTTAATGCTTCAATATTTGTATCAAACGCATCGCTATATTTAAGCGGTCCATCTACATAAGGACTAATAAATATATTTTTTCTTTCGTTGTATATTGCGATCAATCCGGTGTTATTACATACCGCCATATAATAATCATCACCTCGTACTAACATGGATTCTATAATAAAATGTGCAGCTCCATGCGCTTGGATTGCTTGAGTTTCCATCTCTCCTATTCTTAATCCACCATCGTTGGCTCTTCCTTGTACTGTTTGTCGCGTTAATGTTGTTCTAGGACCTCTAGCCCTAAAATTTATTTTATCTTTAACCATTTGTTTAATTCTCATATAATAGGTAGGTCCCACATAAATAGATGATTCTATTTGTCTACCAGATAAACCATCATACATGATTTCATTTCCGGTAGAATGAAATCCATTTTCCATCAACACTTTTCCAAATATATCTTGTTTAGATCCTTGATTTACAAATGCGGTGCAATCACCAAATACTCCAAGAATTAAACCTAATTTTCCTAAAATTTGTTCCACTAATTGTCCTATTGTCATGCGACTCGGAAAAGCATGAGGATTTATAATAATATCAGGCTTAACGCCATTTTGTGTAAAAGGCATATCCGCTTCTGGTATGATTAATCCAACTGTACCTTTTTGTCCACATCTGGAGGCAAATTTATCTCCTATTGCGGGTATGCGTTCTTCTCTAATCCTAACTTTTGCTATTCTATAGCCTTCTTCTCCATCGGTTATAAAGGATTTATCTACAACACCAAGTTGTCCTTTTTTTGGAAATATAGAAGCATCCGTTTTTTTAACCGATTCATCCGGGGTTTCTGTCACCCTACCGATTACAGCTACACTATCATTCATAACAGTATTTTCTTTAATTAATCCATGTTCATCCAAAAGATTATAATTCATACCTGCTTTTAAATTATCTAATTCTTTTTCAGATTCTATGTTTGCAAATCTAGTTTGAACCACTTTATCACCTATCTTTTCGGTTTTTTCATAGGTTTCATACATATTAAAATAAGTCGTTCTAAATAATCCTCTTTCAACCGAACCTTTATTTAATAGCACCGCGTCTTCTACATTATAACCCGTATTACACATAATCGCAACGATTACATTTTCTCCATTAGGATGCTCTTCATTGGTAATATATTTTGTATACCTTGATTTAACCAAAGGAATCTGCCCATAATTTAAAATTATTCCCATCTTATCAATCCTATTTCTAAAATTTGAATTATACAAAGAAACTCCTTGCTTTGCTTGACCACACCCATAACAATTTCTAACTGCCGGATTATTCTCTGGAAACATTACCTGATTACCTAATATCCCAAATAAAAAAGAAGGATGAATATCAAGATGGGTCGTATATTTATTTATATCTAATGCAGAAACTGCAATAAGAGACGTATTTATTTCCGAAGAATCTAAATATTCTACTATACCTTTATTCACCTGTAAATCTTCAACTGTTTTATTACCATATAAGGTTTTAATAGAATATACCATATTGTTATTTCTATTATAATCCTCTTTTTTATCCATAAATCCGCCACTAAGTTTATCCCACATTAATCCCTCTTTGCTTGACAAAGATTCATAACTAGGAACACTTTTTAATACGGTAAATAACGGTCTTGTAAATCTACCACCATCTGTGTAAATTTCCAATATTTTATCTTTAATATTCCATGAAATACTTGTTTGAATTGGAATTATACTATTCATTTTGTATAATTTTAAAATACTATAAGTTTCTTTTATGTTTTCGATAAATCCACACCAACAACCGTTAATAAACAATTTTGTTAAGTATTTTATATCATTATAAGAAACTTCTTCCAACAACTTAAACCGAAAAGATTCTGATAATTTTAATATAGTTAAGAGTTTAAACATGGAATATCCGGTTGTAATCTCTCCAGAAACAGCAAGATGTTTATGTAAGCCAATATTTCCACCGTCCGGTGAATCCACAGGATCTATAAATCCCCACTGAGAGGCGTTTAATAATCTTGGTTCTACTACTTTCGCGGTGGAATCTAATGGTAAATTTAATTTTCTTTTATGAGATAAAGAAGATATAAAGGACAGTATATTTAAATCTTGTACCACCCCAACTCTTTTTGTATGCGAATGAGCGCCCCAATTACCTTTAAATGCTTTTGTAAAACCAACTTCTATATCTCTTTCGTTAAAATACTCTTGATCCGTTTGATTGAAGAAATTTAAAAAATTCATTCCTTCAAACGCGCTGGTTTTATAATAATATTTTTTATCGAGTTTTAATAAAAAATTTCTTTTCATAATAATGTAATATTCTTTAAAAAGGTCATGCAATAGAATTCCTGGTGTTTCAATTCGTTTATATTTATAATTATCTCTGTCTGTAGGAGATTCTTCTTTTAAATATACTTTTATTAAACTAAATGTCATGTGTCCGATGAAAAGCGCCTTTTTTTTAAATTCAAGTTCCCCCATATGGGGTAAAAAATAGTCGGATAATATTTCCAAGACGTTTGATATTGTTTTACCTTTTGTTAAGGATTTAATATATTGTAAAGCCAATTCCTGTGTAAAAATCGTTCCTGCATCATGAATACTTGGAATAAAATATTCTAAATAATTATCATTTAATTCTAAATCGGTTAAAATACACTGCAATATTTCTTTATCGGATTCTATGCCAAGAGCTCGCATTAAAATAAATAATGGAACTGCTTTTCTAACATTTGGTACAAATACCACTATATTTCCATTTTTAAGTCTAGTTGACGGAGACACGATTCTTACAGATGTCTTGCGAATTGGTTTTGACGCATCCTCTGATACTGATGTAATATCCGCAGAATGACTATATAGATCATTTACTTTATCCTTTATAATGATCATATTATTTGCAAATTTTTCTTGACTTATAATTACTTTTTCCTTTCCATCTATTATAAAATATCCTCCTGTATCATTTTTACATTCTCCCATATTGTATCTTACCAAACTATTTAATCCGTTCAATAAGCAGAAATTAGATTGCAACATAATTGGAAATCGTCCTAGATAAATCTTTTCTAGGGTTATTGTATCATTATAGTCTATATCAAATTGATTATTTTCAAAATTTCCGGTTTTTATTTTTACATCTATATCTATATTAAAGTGTATAGACATGGCATATGTCATATTTCTTAAACGGGCTTCATTTGGATACATATACTTTCCTTCGTCGTCTTTATCGTAAATTACCGGTTTTCCGAAAAATAGTTTGTTGCCATCTTTTCCTCCAAAATATATTTCAAATTCATATTCACCTATTAAACGTTTTGGTTTAATAGATTCATCATACATATTTTTCATAAATCTAAAAGGGTTATTTTCTCTAAAAATTTTGTAAATATCCTTTTCAAAAAAAAGATTATACGAATCTAGTTGATGTTTTATAAATATATATGGGTCGTTTGTAAAATAAGAATCAATAATTCGCCATATTTTTTCTTGCTCCATTTTATATTATAATATTAATTTATTTTTAAAATATTATAATAACAAATTACATTGTTATATTTAAAAATATAAACATACTTATTAGTATAAACATCATTAAAATAGGAAATAAAACTAAGAACCAAGAAATATTTTTATATCCAGCTCTGCAAAGCGTATCTAATACCCATGTCCAAAATAATATATATAGTAATTTGCCTACAAAAACAAATGCCGTATTATTTGTAGGACAGGTATAAGGACCTATGCAATATTCTCTAGTATTTTGATTTAAAAAATTTTGAACAGCTACACTTAGTATTATAACGATAGATATTACAAAATAAAGTTTTGACGGTTCGCACAGTTCTTTATATATCTTTTTTAACATTATAAATTAGAAATAGAAAATAATTTTTCTAAATATAGTATTATTTATCATAATAATCTATCTATTGGCGATGCGCTAGCCCGAGTAGTTACATGACCCATAGCTGTGTTATATAGCGAACCTATACCATCATGTGCTGAATGATAGGATTGTTCTGCTACTCTATAAGGATTACCTCCTTTCTTTATGTGATTCTTAGTACGGCGTTTATATTTTTTTTTTCTACCACCTTTATACTTTCGCGTAGTCTTTCTTTTACCTCCACCAATGCAACATCCTCGGCGTTTGCTGCAGGTTTTTTTACACATTCTTGACTTTTTTCCACAGGTACGGCATTTTTTAGCTTTACTTTTACTTTTAATTCTAGCCATTTTATTATATATTAAATATATTTTATTCTAAATCAACGTGTGTCAACATATGTCTTCGGCAACAAGGTCGGTACAAATTTAACTCATCTAATACAGTACCTTCGGCGGTTTTATCGAAATTTTGTTTTGTTAAATAAACCACATTTTCTGTTTTTTGATCATTTGCCATTTTTATTTTAATTACTTCTTGAAGATAAAAACGATACTTATCAGCCAATACGCTTCCGCACGTGAAACATTTAATTGGTATAATCATATTATAATATATATAATTTATTTATTTATATTATAATTCAATTTTATTTAGAATTATTACATTTAACTCGTTAAAGAAGTTGTGTACCATCCTCTTGATAAATACGAAGGTACTGAACTAATATTTTCCTCTCCTAAATATTTTGTATCGGGTCCTTTATTTACTATACTAAGAATTTCTACAGTTCCTATTGCTCTATCATAATACCAAAGATTAGATATATATCCATTATCTATTCCTTTAGTTGTCGTGGTATTGCCTAACTCTAATGCTACATGCACATCACCATAATTTTGTTTTATTACGTTGGAATATATCTTTCTACGCGATAAAACCCCGTTTATAAAAACATCTATTGTTTTATGTTGAGCTCTAATGATAATATTTACCCATTTTTTTAATGGTACATCAGTTATAGTGATACTATTTTGTTCATCGCCTCTTCCTGAAATATCATCATCTCCGTTTCCGTAGGTATCTACTAAAATATATAAATCATGACTAATTTCATTGCTGTTCGGTTGTTCCTGTGGCACTAAATATAATCCAGGTCCATTTGTAACTGGATATCTATTATTATCTACAGTCGCTAATTGTTTTGTTCCTTTACTGAATATATGATAGGGTACAGGATCAGTTCCATCTTTTATCAAAGATTGTGCTTGGTCCATATATAACCAAACGGACCATGTATATTCTCCTCCAGTATTTTCATTATCTGACCTATATACAGGTTTTGATCCAGGTAGAGTTGGATTTTGCTTAATTAAACGATAATTATTCGATTTCACCATTCCGTCAATTAAATGAGGCGACTTATTTTCACCGTAAAAATAAGCTAATATCACTAATCCTATTCTAAGTAAAATATAAAAAGCTATAATTATAATTGTAATAAATGCTAATCGTGGTATTATTCCATTTCCAAGGATAGGTTCTCCAGACATCATCATTTTTTATATATATATTATTATTATTTTATCCTAAACCTAGACCAGCAATTTCTTCGTCATTTCTAAATAAACTCATTCTCATACTATATCCACCTAACATAGAATCTAAGAAACTTCCTCCATACCCACCTGCGTAAATATTATATATTTCTTGAGGTGATTTTGTAGAATTAAAGTACTTTAAGTAGGTGGTATATCCATCGAAACCTTGATCTTCAGAAGTTCCTGAAGTACGAGTTCCATGTAATGTAATAGGAGTAGATGAAGGTGTTCTTGCAAGACTCTCACCTGTTGAGCTTACACATGACTTTAATAGTTTACCATCTACATATATATCTACCACCTCGCCGTATTTAACCACCGCTAGATGAATCCATTTTTGCAGAGGAATATTTTCGATAGTACATGTTGTATTCGTACTATCATCATCGCTAAATTCAACAACTAAATCATTTGCATTCGCTTCTAGATACGCAGATATTTCATTTTCATTATTCTCATCGGTTAGTCTTTCAAATATATATTTTTGAGTACTAGTATCCCAAGAAGAAACATAAAACCATATTGACAACGTAAAATTTGAACTTGGTACGCCTGAAGGACACCAATCCTCAAAAGGTATGTCATATACATTTTCATCGGCCGACATTTGGGAGGTTAAATGAAGATTTTCAAAGAATTTAAAGTATCTAAGTAAAACATACACTAAATATAGAACTAATAGTATAGCCACTCCTATTAATATTTGTTGAAGCATTTATATATATATTAAATAATAAAAATTATATAATTTATTTCTAAATAACAGGTGGATTTTTATTATTTGAATCGTTATATATTTTTTTTATTTTTTCTAATGTTAATCCATTGTCATAATATTTTACATTACAAATTACTCCATTTATTCCAAATTCTTGACCTACTATTATTGAAGAATATACATCATTTAATATTACGCCCGGTTGAGAATCTACTAAATTGCCATTCATAAATATATCAACATTTCCATTCCTATAATTTAGAATTATGTTGTTCCATTTTTGGAAGCGCATATTTTGATAGGAAAATATAACTTCATTATCAAAGAACCCTGAATCTGTTAATTTATGAACCTGTAATTTTAATTCTTCGTATTTTTCATTAAAAGTAAATTTAAATTTATCTGTTATATTAATTATATTGTAATTTCTATCTCTGTCTTGTACCTTATTTATATTTATCCAAAAACTTATCCCTTTTTTATATTTATCTTTGTCCATATTTTCAAAAACATATTCACTTTCTTGGGCTATTGTGTTTTCACGGTTTAAATAAACCGGTTCATTTAATAATAATTTTGGTGTTAATAGATTTAATCTACTTAGTGCAATATAAGATGATATTATTATTGTGTTAATTGTTAATATAATTACACTTGTAGGTGTAGAGGAACTTATAACTTCCTTTATTTTATCTACTATGTATATATAGATACATGGTAGGAATAGCAAAATTTGTTTTATTAATTCTCCTTCAGCCCCCGGATAAAACAGCGCAAGATCTTTTGCATTAAGATTATAAGCAAGTAAAAATGCAACACTTCCAATAACTAAAAAAGATATGGCAATATCTCTAAAAAACTTTGATTCATATGAAACAACAGCATTAATAAGATATATAAATAAGTAAAACATTATTAGCGCTCCCCAAAAAACTGATGTTTGTATGAATATTGAAGTGGAACGTTCATCGCTTTTTACTTTAAATCCAAAATAAAAAAAGATGGCAAATATATTACAAACATATATTGTATTTATAAAAGTACTTATAAAGGTTGATTCATTCAAAGTTTTTGAGGCATCAAAATAGCAACCAAACTCATGAAATGCTTTTTCAATAAAATTATGATTTTTATTTACCAGAATTCTACCAAAAGTTATTTGCTGTACATTTTCTGGAATAGCCGTTAAAGATTCAAACAATCCAATATAAACCCCTATTATTATAACTGCCTTTAATATATCTTTACGACTTAAGGTTAGATGAAAGAATCCAACGTCATGATCTACACACAAGTCCGATAGATTCACTTCTTTTCCGCATCCAAACATAAAATTCCACAAATATGTATATGCATAATCTATTTTATTTGTAAAAATGAAATATATTACGACTAAAGATAATAAAAATATAAGTGCAAACAAACCGAAATTATCTAATACCTTTTCGGTTAATTTTTCTTTTTTTTTTTCTTCATTTTCTTTTAATGAACTTTCCATTAATATATTATAGTATTATAAATTTTCCATAGCGGTTTTTTCGCCATGACAATTTCTGCATTGAGCTCTTAAATTACTTACTTCATTCGATCCACCGTGTTCAAGTCTTATAATATGATCCACTTCAAATGATCCAGGTAATTGAACACCACAAGTTGCGCATTTCCATCCTTGGCTGGAAGCTACATGTTTTTTTTTGGTTTCACTTACCGATCTTTTGGTGGATTGTTTGCCAGAATGCATCATTCTCTTAAATTGTGGTGTATGCGTATTTTCTTCGGGTGTAAGTTTTGTAAATACATTATTTGTGGTCATATCTATTAACGGTGAAAAAATCTCTCTAGCTTCATTATCTATAGGCATGTATTTTATCATGTCATTTGCATGAAGAAAAGCTGTTTTACTTTGCGAAGGGTATTTTTTTATAAACAAGTAAAACGATAGACCTAAAAAGGCATACATCGCCATTTCATAATATTTTTTCCACGAAACAAGTATTTTCATATATTTTCCATCATAATAAGTATTTACTACTAAAAATGCTGTTATACCAAAAACGAGAAGTTCAAACTTCATTAATATAATGATAGATAATAATTTATTTTTTTTTAATTAATCTAAGTATCTTTTTTTTTTTAGGTGGTTCGCAACAATCACAGTTTGGGTATCTTTTATTGCTCCACAAGAATCCTGGAATATTTATATCGGCGGTAATTTTGCAGTTTAAGAAAGGATATTTTAAATATAATTTAATGATGGCTTGTTCTTTTTTTTTCGCTTCTATCATAATATCTATATGTTGTTTATATTTATTCGGGATTTCAAGTAAATAATCTGGTATAGTTTCCACAAAATCGCTGTGATGTCCTATGCGACCGGTTCCTTGTTCGCTTACGTGAAATTTTGGTTTTATATTTCGTCTTTTCCAGGTATTCAAAATATCTGATATATATTCACTTGCAGGTTTAAAGGTTTCTAGTGGATGCATATCACAATAACAATTATAATGATGGGTATCAAATACAACGGGTATATTTACTTTATCGGATATATACAAGCAATCTTTTATGGAAAAACATTTTTCACAATTTTCCAACACCAGTCTTCGTTTAACATTTTCGGGTAATTTTAAATAATTTTTACACCATCTTTCAATCGTTTCAGATTTATTACCATACATTCCTCCTCCATGAATTACCATAACCGAATCATTTCCTAAGCCCATTAAATCCAATACGTCTGCATGATATTTTAAGTCGTCAACCGTATGTTTAAAAGCGGTTTGATTGGGTGATGCAATTACGTTGTATTGTCCTGGATGAAATGTCAATCGCTGATTGTATCTTTTTGATTTAGCACCAATCTCTCTAAGTAATTCTTCGGCAAAGTCAAAAGAATAATCTTCAACTCTTGGATTCGACTTATGTGGAAACATTTCACTACTTAAACGAAATACCTTTATTCCATTTGTTTCATTCCAATCCATCATCGTTAAAATATCCTTGAGATTTTGAAGAATTTTTTCTTTTAATACCTCTATACCTTTCTCTTCGATTGAACGAATAATCATCTTTCTTGATGCAAACACCGGAGGCTTTTGCTCACGTAAATTAGTATTTAAACAACATAATCCTAACTGAACCGGTTTATTTGTGCTCATTTTCTTTTGCTTTGTTTTATTTTATAAAACTGAAAAGTATTTCAATTTTATAAAATAATAAAATAAAAAATCTCGCGAGAGTGATTCGAACACCCGGCCAACGGAGTTTTATATGGTTGCCTCTACAATCCGTCGCTCTACCATCTGAGCTATCACGAGATATGCACGCAGTGGGACTCGAACCCACGAACCCGAGGGAGCAGATCTTAAGTCTGCCGCGTTTGACCAACTTCGCTATACGTGCAAATAATTTTTTTAATTAACGCGTCACTAGGTTTCGATCCTAGGACCTCCAGGTTATGAGCCTGGCACGCTTCCCCTGCGCCACAACGCGAATAAATTTTATATTTCCCCAGAAAACCGTCTAGGGTCGGTTGCTCACGGCAGGGTTCGAACCTGCGACTTCCGGCTCATAAGACCAGCACTCTAACCAACTGAGTTACGCGAGCATATTATACATATTAGATTATTGTCTTCTTTTTATATAGTAATAATTATCTTTTAATAAGTATTTATAGGTCCAATTTTTTTAAAATTGGAAAAATTAAAGTTTCGTGTATAAATACCATATTAATATTGCAATAATGCTAAATACAACAAGAGTATTTATAATTCTTCTTTCTTTTAATTGTTCAAGAGGAGATAAGTCTACTTTTTTATAATGAGCATAATAATCATCGATACACTTATAATAATCTTGATCTGGTTTATTTAAATTTTCATTTACTCTATTATGTATAAAATGCATCCACTTTACAAAGGATTCTCTTGAATCTAAATACGATGACACCGGAAACTTATCTAATAATAAAGAAAAATCATTCGCTATTTTCTCATCCGGTATAAACATAGGAATATTTTGAACAAAATCATAATATTTTTTTTTGGATACCTTATTTGGATTTAAAGGATAATTTAGGGCAATAGTAAATAAAACAAACCAATAATGTGGTCCCCATATAGTTGCCGATAAAGCCATTAATATCAAATGATATAAAAAGAAAACGAAATAAACATACAATAATGAATAAAGGTTATAATAATAATTTTTGTAATAATTGTGGTAAAAATGGACACCTTTTTCACCAGTGCAAAATACCTATTACTAGTATTGGAATTATAGTGGTAGATACGTCGGGACCAGAAAATAAATTTTTGATGATTCGCAGAAAGGATACATTAGGATATGTTGATTTTATTAGAGGAAGATACCCTTACAATAATATCAACTACATTATGAATATAATCAACGAAATGACCGAAGACGAAAAAGAAAGAATTACAAACAACGAATTTGACAAATTGTGGATTGAATTATGGGGTAAAGAAACCGGTCTTAATAATTTTACCGAGCAAAAAAATTCTAAAGAAAAGTTTGAATCATTACAGAAAGGGATTTCTATTAATGGAGAAATATATACTATTTTTGATTTAATAAATTCTAGTACAAATAAATGGACGGAAACCGAATGGGGGTTTCCAAAAGGTAGAAGAAATTTTAATGAAAAAGATTTTGAATGTGGTAAGCGAGAATTCCAAGAAGAAACAGGATTACCAGCAAGCAATATAAATATTATAAACAATATTCTGCCGATTGAAGAAATATTCTCCGGTTCTAATTATAAATCTTATAAACATAAATATTTTATAGCGACATTAAAATCAAATAAAATAAATATATCAAATTATCAAAAAACCGAAGTTAGCAAAATAGAATGGAAACCCTACAGTGAAGCTATTAAATGCATTCGTTCATATAATTTAGAAAAAATAGATATTATTAAACGAATAAATAGTATTTTAACAAAATATACTTTATATAACTAATATATATGGATAATAACCCAACAAAACCAGATGTAAAAATTAAAGTAAAAAAAAAGGCAAAATTAAAATTAAAAGCAGCCTCCGAAGAACCTGAAATAACAAAAGGCAAAAAACCTGCCCAAGAAACAGTTGATGAGGTTTCTCCTCCAAAAATTAAAATAAAGGTTAAAAAAGAAAAAAAGAAAAGAATAAAGGAAAATATTGCATTAGATATAAGTGATAAAGAATACAATAAAAAATTACGGGAAAATGAGGAACAAGAAAGAAAGGTTTTAGAAGAGGACCCAGATTTTAAAAGTGATTTATATCCAAATTTAAATGATCCTGCTTTTAGTTTAAAAATAGCAAAAAAACTAGAATTCTCTGAAACAAAATATAAAGGAGATATAGCTAATGTGGAAGCCATGGCAGAAAAGATGTGCAATGAAGAAAGAGAATTGGCTCCACATCAAGTTTTTGTTAGAAATTTCTTATCATTTAATACTCCTTACAATAGTTTATTACTTTATCACGGATTAGGTTCGGGTAAAACATGTGCTGCTGTGGGAATCATGGAAGAAACACGCAGTTATTTTAAGCAACTAGGTATTAAAAATAAAATATTTGTATTAGCACAACCAAACGTTCAAAATAATTTTAAAACGGAGTTATTTGATGCAAGAAAATTAACTCAAGTAAATGGTATTTGGAAACTTAAATCTTGCATCGGGGAAAATTTATTGAAAGAATTTAACGCAAACACCAGTAAGCTAAATAAAGAATCTATCGTAAAATCAATATATAATATGATGAGAAACAGTTATAAATTTATTGGTTATGAAGAATTTGCTTCATATATAACCGGGTTGTCTAATATAGAGGGAAGTTTTCGCGTAGAAACTAAAAAACTAATGGTTAAAAAAAAATTAAACAATATTTTACAAAATACACTAATCGTAATAGATGAAGTACATAACATTAGACCTAGTGGTACAAATAAACAAAAGCGTATATACGAAACTTTAATGATATTAGCTAATTATGTAGAAAATATAAGATTTTTGTTTTTGTCTGCTACTCCTATGTTTAATAACAGTACGGAAATTGTACCTTTGATAAATGTAATGAACGTTAATGATAATAGATCTATGATAAATATTAAAGAAGTATTTGATGATGCCGGTAATTTAAAATTAGACGAATCTACTGGTGAAACGGTGGGAGAAAATTTATTAGTATCTAAACTAAATGGTTATATTTCTTATGTACGCGGAGAAAATCCTTATACATATCCTTATAAAATATATCCTTCTTTGTTTGAAAGTGAAAAAAGTATTAAAGAAAAAGAGTATCCAGAAAAAACATTAAATGGTATTGATATAATTCAACCAATACAATATATAGATTTATATACATTAGAATCCTCTAGTTATCAAGAAAAAGTATATAAGTATGTGATAGAACAATTAAAAACGTCAAGTGTTTCATTTGAGAATTTAGAAGCTTTTGGATACACTTTATTAAATCCATTAATACAAATTTTAAATATTGTTTATCCAAATAATAACTTTAATGATGATAAAAAGGTTAGAAAGGAATTATTATACGGGATAGATGGTTTTAAATCTGTTATGACATTTACAGAATCAAAGCAAAATTATAATTACAAAAAAGGAATCGTAGAAAAATACGGAAGAATATTTTCCAAAGAAGTAATTGGAGAATATAGTCCAAAAATAAAAACAATTATTGATTCTATAGAGGAGTCCAACGGTATTATACTTGTTTATTCCAACTATTTGGATTCTGGATTAGTTCCGTTAGCTTTGGCTCTAGAAGAATTTGGTATGACTAGACATGGGGATGTTCCTTCGTTGTTTAAGCCAGGTGTGATTAAAGAAAAAAATCATTTTAAATATGTAATTATATCTGGTGAAAAAAAATTTAGTCCTAATAACAAAGAAGATTTAAAAGCTTGTACAAATGAAAGTAATTTTAAAGGAGATGATGTAAAAGTTATACTTATTTCAAGGGCTGGTAGCGAAGGTCTTGATTTTAGAAATATACGTCAAGTTCATATATTGGAACCTTGGTATAATATGAACCGTATAGATCAAACGATCGGAAGAGCCGTACGAACAAAAAGCCACTGTCAATTACCTTTCATAGAAAGAAATGTTATGATTTATTTATATGGTACGTTATTATCAAATAATACAGAATCCACCGATTTATATATATATAGACACGCAGAACAAAAAGCCGTTCAAATTGGAAAAATAAATAGACTTTTAAAACAAAATGCAGTAGATTGTTTATTAAACAAGGAACAAGGAAATTTCACAGAAGAAAAACTAGATCAAACATATGAAATTTTACTATCAAATTTTCAAAAAGTAGAGTATAAAGTCGGTGACAAACCATTTAGCGATATATGCGATTACATGGAAAGTTGCAATTTCGTTTGCAGAAAAGAAAAAGAAATTAAAGAGCAAGATCTTATTGCAACAACATATAGTCAAGACTTTTCTAATTTTAACAATGAAAAAATAATTAAGAAAATAAAAGCGTTATTCAAAGAATATTATTTTTTAAAAAAAGAAGATTTAATTGCTAATTTAAATTTACGTAATAAAACTTCATTGCTACAAATATATTCGGCTTTAGATAAATTGTTATACGATAAAAATGAATTTGTTTACGATCGCTACGGTAAAACCGGACATATCATTAATATAGGAAATTATTATTTGTTTCAGCCCATAGAAATAGATAATACTAATATATCTTTATTTGAAAGAAGTGTTCCTATAAAAGTAAAAAGAAAGACGTTGACCGTAGATTTACCAAAAAAAAATGAGAAATCTAGTCGTAAAACAACAAACCAAGACATCGCAGATGACCCCGAACATCTAGATGAAGATTTTCAAACATATTTAGAATCTTTAAAAGAAAAATATGTCACTGCTACTAGTTATAGTGGAAATATACGTTCTACTAGTAAATGGTATGAAGTTGTAAATACTTCTATCAAAAAATTATCTAACTTTGATATTTCTCAAGAAGATTTTAATGATTACATTATACATCATATTGTAGATACTATACCATATACCAATAAAATAGACTTATTAAATTACTTATATACAAAAGATTCCCTAGATGATTTTGAGAAAAAAATGAAGGATTATATTGATAGATATTTATTTAAAACAAAAAATCCGGCTATAGTTTTACTTAACAATCAATCTACCTCAAATAAATTAATTCAGAAATTTTTTGTATTTAGAAATAATAAATGGAATAACGCTTTACCGGAAGAAATAGAAATGTATTCAAAGGAGATAAAGGAAATACATGATGACATAAACGCGAATCTAGCGGATATATATGGATTTATTACTCCGTTTAAAAAGAATGACGAGCTTGTTTATAAAATAAAAACAAGAAAAACAAGTGGAAATGTAAAAGCACAACGTCAGGTGAAAGGTGCTCGTTGCGATCAAGCCAATAAAAGCGATATGATATTGTTAATTACCGAAATTTTAAAGGAGAAAAATTTACTAGACGTTGAATTAAATTTATCCAAAATACCATCCAATGTATTGTGTTGCATACAAGAATTATTGTTAAGACATTTTAATGAAAATGACGAAAAAAAAATATGGTTTGTAAATCCGGAACGACTAGCATTTATTAAGTAATTATTAAATAAAATATAAAAATTGAATTATATAAGAATATATTATATTATTATATAATGCCCGCAGATATTTCAAAATTTAACAACGAAAATATTTACACTAACGCGCTAATTACAAAAAAAATAGAAATAGAACTTAAGTTTATAGGAGAAAATATAAAAGAGGTTTTAGAAAAAAAATTATCCAAACAACTAGAAGGTAAATGTACGACGGAAGGATATATTAAACCAGGTACGATTAAAATAATTAACTATTCCAGCGGTCTTGTACAAAGCAATTCCATTTTGTTTGAAATAACGTTGGAATGCCAGATTTGCTTACCCGTTGAAAATACGTTGATTAAATGTAAAGCCATTAGCATTACTAAGGCAGGTATAAGAGCACAATTAGATGACCCACATAATCCATTAATTATATTTATAGCAAGAGATCATCATTATAAAAACCCCGACCTATTTCATTCTATTAAAGAATCAAATGAAATCGTAGTTAAAATCATAGGAAAACGCTTTGAACTTAATGATACTTTTATAGCAGTCATCGCAGAATTAGTAGATATGGATAAAAAACTTAAAAAGAAAAAAAAACCACCAAAACTTATAATACAAAATAAAACTAGTTAAATAACTTTCAAATAAATAAAGTTATAAATGGATTTGCTGAAACTTAAAGACAGCGTCGAAAATAAATCTAAAGAACATCAAGTAGAAGTTCTTAAAATACTTATTGAAAATAAGGTAATGATAAATGAAAATAGCAACGGTATTTTTGTAAATTTAAGTAATATAAAGCAAGAAATTATCGATAAAATATATAGTTATTTATCTTACGTATCTGAGCAAGAAAAGGCATTAAATCAATTAGAAACTGTTAAAGAAGAATACAAAAATACTTTTTTTAATAATGATTTATGTAAAGATAATAAAACTATTTCCATATAATTTAAATATGAATACCGAATTACACGCATATGATAAATTTTGTATTACAAATAATACGTATAAAAATTATCATGTGGTAAAAAATAAGGATGATAAAAAAGAAAAAATGTTCAATAAAAAAAAACAGGATTTTTTAAAGATAAATCACAGAAATAAGCTTTTATGGTGCGTTTATTATATTTTAAATGACGATTTCGGAAATTACGCAAATAATGAATTTAAAACAGAGTATGATTTTAGAATTAAGATGATAGATTTAATTGAAAAAAATCCTGATTTATTAAATACAATAAAACTTAAAAAATATGATATTGAACACGACCTATTTCACTCAAAAGAAATTGATATTTTTTCATTACAAGCTCTTTGTATTTATAACAATATTAGTCTTATCTATGTTCTTGGTAAAAGATATTATACATTAGGAAATAATGAACCAAAACATATTATTTTAAAAGATGATGATGATTTTGGTGTATATATAGACGCTACCCCTATAAAAATTAATTATTATCTTAATAATTATTATTATGTAGAAAATATAAAAAAACCTATCAAAAGTATTTCTGCATATAGCTATGCTGAAATTAAAGATATGTGTATCAAAATTAACATTCAAACTACTTCTAGTGAAAAAAAACTTACAAAAAAAGAATTATACAGTAAATTATTAACAATTATATCATAATTTATAAAATTGAATAAATATAAAATATTATAAATATTAATATATATCTATGTCAGCGGAATATTCGCTATCAGAACTTATAAAATTTCATTTAGATACTTATTATTCTAATGTAGATAAAAATGAAAACTATGAGTTGGAAACTCGTTTTAATACAAAAGGGGTTAAAACAACTAGAATACAATTTGAAAAAGTAATACAACTATTAAAATCCAAGGGTTTTTCTGTAGAGGATGGAGAAAATGGTATGAATATATTGAAAATACAAAATGAATATATGGATGAAAATCTAGTAGGTAATCAAAGAATTTCCAAAATTAGAGTTGAAATAGAAGGCATTACATCCGTACAAGATTATTGTAAAACTAACGATATTAAAAAAGTTATTGAAAAAAATGAGTTTGCTACGAATTTTCAAAACAAAACTTATATTAAAAATGATAAAAATGAGAGTGTTTTTCCGGTGGATGTTAAAGAATACAATCTCCGGGTTTCTTATCAAAAAGAGGTGGAACTTAGTGAATATTCTAGATTAATTAAGGATCTTAAACAAAATTGGAACGAAACAAAGAAAATTTTTAGGTATATGAATAGGACAACTTTTGTTCATCCTATGTTTCCTTTTAAAGTCGATATGAGCATAGTTAAATCTAGTACATTTGACGAAAGAAAACGACCTATACCTGTTTATAAAATAGAAGAATCTGGAGTTTTTAGTAATCCTGAAACATTTGAAATAGAAATTGAGCTAGACAATACGGAAATGAAAAAACTACTTGCCACTAGCGAACCCCCCAATTCTTCTGAAAACGCGGAAAAAATTAAGGGTATGCTTTTAAAATTAATAACATTTGTTTTATCTGGAATGCAAAATACACCATATCCACAGCCTTATCCATTAATAGATTCTATGAAATACGAATATTTAGAACTTATTTATGGAGAACCTCAAAAAAGATGGCCTAGAAATAAAGATTTTTGTGGACCTTCGTCGCTTACATTACAAATGGTTAATTTACAACCTTTAAGTGAAGATACAGCCGCGCCAAATATAAGAAAAATGTATTCGGTCACCGATAAGGCAGACGGCGATAGAAAGCTACTTTTTATCAACAAAGAGGGTTTAATTTATTTAATTAATACTAATATGGATTTTCAATTTACAGGAACTAAAACTACCAATTCTAAATTAAAATCTACTATATTAGACGGAGAACATATCCTTCATAATAAAAATGGTGGCTTTATAAATCTATATGCGGCCTTTGACGTATATTTTGTTGCAGGGCGTTCCATTAGGGATAACGGGTTTATTCCAACATTACCTTCTCATGTACCAAATAATTTTAGACTTCCTATACTACAAAATATTATTAACTCAAAGACGTTTGTATCCGCTCAATCTTCAAGTAAAGCTGCTCCTTTAGATATTAAGGCTAAAAAATTTAAAAGCGGGTTTGAAGAAGATGATATTTTTAAAGGATGTGATTTAATATTAAAGGATATGGAAAATGGATTATATCCTTATAATACTGATGGTCTTATTTTTACACCTCTAGAATACGGAGTTGGTTGCACAAAGTTAAAAGAAAAATCCAAAATAACAAAAACTACCTGGGAATTGTCTTTTAAATGGAAACCTCCAGAACATAATACAATAGACTTTTTGATCTCTACTGAAAAAACGGAATCCGGAGACGATATTATTAATAATATATTTAAAGAAGGTACTACCCTAGTAGAATCTACCGACCTTAATCAATTTAAAATTATTAAACTTAGATGTGGATTCGATGAAAGAAATCATGGATATATTAATCCCTGTAATGACGTTTATATGGACAATTTACCTTCCATTTTAACTAATGTAGACCAGGAAGATTCTTATAAAGCCGTACCATTCTATCCATCTAATCCAAGTGATCCTACTACACACATTTGTCATATCCCCTTGAAAAAAAATTTCGCCGGGGATTTACATATGATGACCGAAGAAGGGGAAGTTTTTTATGACGGAACTATCGTTGAATTTAAATACGATAAAACAAAACCACAACATAAAAGATGGATACCTATTAAAGTAAGATACGATAAAACAGCCGAACTCAAAAGAGGTGGAAGAAATTTTGGAAATCCATATCATGTTGCAAACAGTAATTGGTATTCTATTCATAATCCTATATCTACCGCTATGTTGAAATTAGAAGAGGATGTACCTTCCATCGAAACAGACCATGATGTTTATTACAATAGAAACTCAAATATTAGCTATACCGAATCTCTAAGACAATTTCATAATTTAGTTGTAAAATACGATTTGATTAAAGGTGTTTCAAAACCGGGCGATATCTTAATAGATTTTGCGGTAGGAAAAGCCGGGGATTTTTCAAAATGGATAAGCTCAAAACTTAGTTTTGTATTTGGTTTAGATATATCTAAAGATAATATTGAAAATAGATTAGATGGCGCATGCGCTAGATTCTTAAATAATAAAAAACAAAAAAGTAATATTCCCTATGCATTATTTGTACAAGCCAATAGTTCTTTGAATATTAGAGACGGAAGTGCTATGTACAACGAAAAAGACCGAACTATTACAAAAGCTATTTTTGGAGATATACCAAAAGATACCTCCTCTATTGGTCCTGGAATTGTTAGACAATATGGTAAGGGAAGTAGCGGATTCTCTGTATCTTCCTGCCAATTTGCTTTACATTATTTCTTTGAAAATAAAACTACTCTATCTAATTTTATTAACAATGTATCACAGTGCACCAAAATCGGAGGTCATTTCATAGGAACTTGTTATGACGGTAATAAAATATTTAAAGATCTTAATAATAAGGATTCCATCAGTATAACCAAAGATGGTGTTAAAATTTGGGAAATCACTAAAGACTACACTTCCTCTTCTTTTCCTCCTGATGAAACTTCTGTAGGATTAGGAATAAATGTTTATCAAGAAACTATCAATAAAGTGATTAAAGAATATCTAGTAAACTTTGACTATTTTATACGAATCATGGAAAATTATGGATTTAGAGTAATAACCGAAGAAGAAGCCAAAGAATTTAATCTACCAAACGGTATTGGAAACTTTGAGGAATTATACAATAACGCACTACAAAAACAGAAAAGAAATCCTAAAATAAATAAATTTATTAAAAATGCACTCAATATGTCTTTTGAGGAAAAAAAAATCTCTTTTTATAACAATTATTTTGTATTTGTAAAAATTTCTGATTCCGACCCTGTTGTTGAAGTGGAGGGCGAACTTGTTAGCGCCGCTGATAAAAAGGAAACTATTGATGAAGAGGAGCCCGGATTAGAAGAAAAAACCGACACAAAAACTACCACAAATACTACAACTAAAATTAAAAAGAAACCAAAAAAGATAAGATTAGTTAAACGAAAAAAAACGGAAGAAAAGCCTTAATTTATAAAATAAAACAATTATATTAAAGAGTTGTTCTTATACAATTATAATGAGCTATTTTTCAATAACATTTGTTAATTTCAATACTCTAGAAGAAAATTTATTTGATATATGTTATAATAATAGTGATGAATATTACGAAAGCGCCTTTATATCTAAAACTACCTTTAATTATCTAAAAAATATTAAAAAAGAAATAGAAAAACATCAAATAGAGTGGGACAATATTAAAAAATATGTAAATCCATATGAATATATTCACACACAAATTCCCGATTGTAAAAGTTCTGTATCAAAAATAAAACCTATATCTAGGTCTTATTATAAAATTATAGAAATTGTTAAGTCTTTGAATCTATTAACTAACTATGATAATACAAATATTTCTACCTTTCATTTGGCAGAAGGGCCTGGTGGATTTATAGAAGCTATATCTTATTTAAGACAGAGCATACCACAAAGCAGTAGAGATGTTTATTATGGAATGACTCTTATATGTGAAGATGATATGAATGTTCCAGGATGGAAAAAAAAGTATTTTGATAAAAACTCTTCCATACATTTATTAAAAGGAGCTAGCGGTGATGGAAATTTATTAAATATGGAAAATCTACAATATTGTTATGATAAATATAAAAACAGTATGGACATTATTACAGGAGATGGTGGTTTTGATTATTCTATCGATTTTAATAAACAAGAACTTCTTTCTGTTAAATTAATCCTAGCCCAAATTTTTTATGCTATTTTGATGCAAAAAGAAAAAGGGTGTTTTATCATTAAATTCTTTGATATTTTTTATAAACCTACTTGCGATATGATTTATTTTTTATCTTACTTTTATGAAAAAATTTACATTATGAAACCTAACACCAGTCGATTTGCAAACTCTGAAAAATATATAATTTGCAAAAATTTTAGAAATAAAACCAATAAGCAAGAACTTTTACAAACATTTAAACCAATCATTCATAAAATTAAAAACTGTAATTACATTACCAATATCTTTAATTTCGATTTACCAAATATCTTTATTTCAAAGATCGAAGAAATTAATTCAATACTTGGCCAACAACAATTAGAATGCATCTTAAATACCTTACAATTATTAGAATCTAGTAATAATAGTGAAAAATTAGAGCAACTTAAACAAGTTAATATACAAAAATGTATAACCTGGTGTACTAAATTTAATATACCTTACCATAAAATAATACAACAAACCAATATTTTTTTAGAGAGAGAATAAAATGTAATATTATTAATATTAGTATAATTTAAATGGATAAAGGATTCGATATTCGAAATTACGATTTATTTGATATTTTAAATATGTTAAATCTTCCCTATGAATTTCAAACACAGCATTTAGCAGATTTAAAAAAAAAAATAAATCTCATAAATCAGCCTAATATTTCTATGGAAACATATCATTTTTATAAAAAATCTTTTGTTGTCGTATCTTGTATTCACAAATATAGAGAAAAAAAACAGGAGTTTGATATGGATTATTTTCCTGACATAGAAGAAGATAAACTTCTTTTTAAAGATATATTAAATATACCTGATTTCGAGAGATTACAAAATTCAGATCAGATTCTTGAATTAGTATTAAAAGATAATGAAAACTTAAAAATTAAAGTCAACGATGAATTACCCCGTGAAATTATAGAAGGTGCCAAACAAAGATATGAGCGTAGTATAATTGAACCCCGACTTTCTACTGCTGTTCCTTTAGCCCCTGGTTCCGTTAATTCCATTAAAAGGCAACTTCAAGTAAGAAATCTATACTTTAATTCTTGTTATAGAGACGAAACTAACCTTCATTCTTCTTCTTCTGACTTTAGATATCTTATACCCAGCGAAATTAATAATGTGGTTTCTATGCAATTAACTTCCATAGAATTACCCGATTCGTGGTATCTATGTAATTCACATAGCTTAAATCTAGGCGGTAGTGATTATAGTATTCCTGATGGAAATTATACTACTTCAACTATAGTCTCGGCATTAACCACCTTGTTTTCCGGTAGTGATATAACTTTTAGTATTGATAGCGATACTTTGAAAACTACAATTACAAGTACGGATAGTGAAACCGAAGAAACTATTATTTTTTCCACTACTGAAAATGACAAAAAAAAAAGTCTAGGCTGGATCCTTGGATTTAGAGAAATGAGTTATACCATACCTGCTGGTGGAAGTATAACATCCGAGGGTTTGTTTAACGATGGCACAAGAAGATATTTTTATTTTTGCATTAATGATTTTCAAAATAATGTAAATGAAACTAATTCTATTTGCTTACAAAATAATCTCTCCAACAAACATATATTAACTAAAATCTGTATCCAAGACACTAAAAATTTCATGAAAAGTCCTGTAGGAGCTAAAAGAAACTACAACGGACCCGTTGATTTAAAACAAATTAATGTACAATTGCTGGATGAATTTGGAGAGATTATAAACTTAAACTATATGGATATTGGCTTCACTTTACAATTAGAATTGCTCTATGAGAGGGATTTGATCGTATAAAATTATATAAATAAATTATATGTATTTATATAATGGCCGAATGGAAACTATATAATGCTGATTTTAAAAAACCACATGCAATTATTTTATTCGATGACGGTTTAGAAGCATATAAAGAAAAAGAAAATGAATGGTTTATATGCGGTGAATGGAAAGGCAAAGTTCGCTTATTAAATCAAGATAAACTTACCTATATCAATAGCATATCCGCCTGGAAAATTATTCCTCATATTGACACAAGTGTCAATAAATATTCTATTCATTAGAGGGGGTGAGGACGGTGGGCGGTTATCACTTTCTCTTCGTTCCACTCATACGCAGCCACATCTTCCACGGCTTTGACATGCGAGGGGGCGACGACGGATTTGGATCATTTTCCCTTGGATCATTTTCCCTTGGATCATTTTCCCCCATCCGCTTTCGCTCTTCCGCCTCTGCCGCCTCTGCCTCGGCCTTAGCTTTCGCCTCAGCTTCCGCCGCTATCCGATTATCCTCTGTATCTGACACTACATTTAATAGGTTTTCCAGTTCAGTAATTTTTTCTTCAAGTTCTTTTATTTTTTGCTCGTCCCTCTCTTGTATTTCTTGGTAATTGATTTTCGCCCTCTCTGACAAAAATGGTTTTTGATTTTCTTCCCTCTCCTCCATTTTATCATTAATATCATTTAGCTCACTTCTATAAGCATCTATTTCAGACGTAATTTCATCTTCCTGCAATGTACTGTTTCGATGATAACCTGTAGGAAGTACTTTATCTAGATCGGATAACCCGTCATCAGTGGCGACAGGGGCGACAGGGGCGGGCCCGTTGGCGGCGGAACCACCACTCAACTTTCTTGTTTTTGTTTTCCTTTTACGTCTTAATTTTTTTTTTCTTTTGCTAGATAACTTCCTTGTTTTTAAACGATTTCTTTTGCTAGATAACTTCCTTGTTTTTAAACGATTTTTCAAAAAAAAACTTCTGGGTTTTCCTGTTTTTCGACGCTTGCGTGTTTGTTTCTGTTTCATTATATATAAGATATAGATAAATTCTAATAAATATTTTATTCCTTAAAATTGAAAGTTTTAATTATACATTTTATTTATATAAAATAAAATGAATACCTTTTGCCATGACAATATTAAACACCTATCATTATTTTTAACACCTAGTGAAAATCTGTTGCTTTCAACCGCTGGTAAGTATTTTAAAAATAACACCGACAGAATAGAATATATTAAAAAACTAAAGCAGCGTTCTTGTTTTAAATTGGAAAAAATACTTACTCTTTCTATATGCAAACCCGATGATATAAAATATGATTTGATGGAACATAATAATTCTTTTGATATTTATGATAAAAAAATTATATTATTAGATTATATTTCGGACCTATCTAATTTGCTTTTATCTAAAAAAAATATATGTATATGGGAAGATTCTATTAAAAGACCTAAGGACTGGTATCTTTCTAAAATTTGCAATTCTCATAGCTTATATACCACACCACTTCCGCCACAAATACATAGAATACATAAGGTGTATCGATATAAAATGTGCGGAATTATTAGACACACCATTAAAAATTCTATGCTTCTTAAAGCACTTATTTATTAAACTGTTATTCCTTTTGATAACTTTATTAAATACTTTAATCTATCTAAACTTGACATTTCTATTAATATTTTAAGAATTATATTATTATTTTTTTTATCCATGATAAAATTTACATATGAATAAAACTCTATACTATCACGAGTCATATTTAAAACTTTTTCACAATAATAATACACTATATCATATTTTACAAGACTTATGTGAATATCTTTTCTAGCAGTTACCGCAGTCGCTGCCAATATTCCCAGATCCTCCGCCTCTTCATATAAGGTATCTAGCATATTTAAAATACTCTTATAAGTAAACATTAATGTTTTTATATCTTTTATTAAACAAGCTGGTTGTGGTTGATACGTATATGGCATTATTTTTTCATTTATTATTGCTTTAGGTAAGGTTGAAAAAATGTTCATTATTAAATAATATATATATATATATTAATATTAATATTATTATTATTTATATACTAGGTGTCTGATTTTGATTTAATGCTAATTTATAATTCGCTTCGCGAGCCGCTGCATTCGCGTTATCTAGTGCGAGATCTACTGGCCCCAGCGGTCCATATAATGTAGCACCCACCTCCACTCGAGAGTGGGTGAGTGCGGGCGCGGAAGCGGGGCGTGCCGCGTTGGCAGCAAGCTCCTGCTCCGCCAGTTCTCTACGCATTATATCTATTTTATGATCTCCAGGAGATAAAACCTGTCCGTCAAACTCATTCAGCATTTTTTGTTCAAGCTTTTCTTGCTCCTGTTTATGAACTGAAGTTTCCAGTCGTATTCTCTTTTCCTTTTCTTTTTCCTCTTCTTTTATTTTTTCTAAATCTTTTTCTAATTGTTCATTAGTTGCTATTGGTTTGAAGTCATCATGATCCATCTTACGTTTCGTACCACCTTTTTTTCTTTTTGTTTTTTTATTTTTTCTTACCCTTCTTTTTTTGGTTGGTGCTTTTTTCTTAATATTTTTCTTTGATTTTTTACTTTTTCTTTTTTTATTTTTTCTAGTTTTTCTATTTTTTCTTCTCCCACCCACGAAAAATCTACCAAATATATTACCTGCTTTAGCAAAGAAACTTTGAGATCTCTTTGGCTTATTTAATTTTTCATTAACCTCATTAACCTCATTATCCTCATTTACTCCCATTATAATATAAAGTTATACAATAAATATATATTATTTATCTTCTAGTTTTAGAACGCCTTCTTTTAGAACGCCCTTTCTTTGCTTTCCTTTTATTCGTCTTTCTTTTTCTTCTATTCGTTCTTCGGCGCCTTTTTCCTGCATTTTGTGGGGGTTCTACCCTGCTGGATCCGTTATTAGGCATCAATCCTTCTGCTCTTTCGGATAATAATCCTTCTGCAGCAACTTTTGCTGTTGCTGCAGCATGTCTTGCTCTGTTGGATAATCCTTCTATAATACTTCCAATATAACCACCACGCTTGTTCTTAAGAGTTCTCCTTTTATTTTTCATATATAAATATATCTATATTTTTTTATTTAAAATTTCCATCTAGCTCCACAATTCAAACAAGTCACAAAAGTAGTCATAGGCTCATCCGCTGAACGAGTCTGCATCTGATAATAACTACACTGGTTCTTTTTACATTTATAACACTTAAAATCACTCGTCATCGCTTTCGGTGTATCAAATTTGTTTGCATCCCTTTGTTTTTTTTCTTCAATCAATTTACTCCATTTGTCTATACACATCTCTTGATGTGTCATAGAAGCCAATTCACCGGCCTTAAATTTTTTTTCTTTTAACTGAATTACTAAATTAGGCGTTGTCTTTAAATTTATATATATACTTCTCAAACGATCCACATACAATTCCACAAAATATGGATTATCCCACTTTTTAATTACCGCACGCCTTCCCGCATCTTTTATACTAAAATTATATATACCTATCTCTAAATTTTTGCTTAACCTATTATTTTCTATTATTTTGTCTAAATGTTCTACAATATTTTTTCTAAATTGTTCTGGATTATTTATTGTGTGCATTAATATTTACCTATTAATGTTAATAATCTTTAAATCAATTTTATTATTTATTCATCGTCAGAATATTCATACTCTTCATAATCTAATTCTGAACCTTCATCTCCCCAACTATCTTCTTCCTCCGCATCTTCATCCTCATCATCCTCATCCTCCTCGGAATCTACTACAAACCCGTCTTTTAAATAACCGTGTTTTGTTTTCATTTCTTCAGGAACAGAATCTAGTTCGTCCACTTCTTTTTCGTCTTCCTCAGCGGTCGCTGCAAGATCTTCAAACCCCCCAAAGAGTTTTTCATATACCTTATTCCATAAATCAATTGTCAAATCTTTGAACTCGTCTCCTTCCATTTTTACAACTGCAATCGTTCCAAAATATAGGGCACTATCTATTGGAGGAGGCAAATCATACTTATTTTCCATATTGGCGCGACCTTCATCCTTTGCAAAACATTTAATTACGTTTTCTTCACCGTCGATTTTTACATTCCAACAGGCTCTTTCTTTAAAATGTTCATCGGTTTTAAAACCACACTTTTTATATATTTCATTTTTTAACAATTTCCTTACATTTGTTTCTTTTAAAGTTCCATTTTTTTCGATTGAAACGATCTTCACCATTATATTCATTTATTGAATCGGTTTAAATGGTTTAGATTAATAATTATTATCATGAAAATTCTTATAAAAACACTTCCAAAAAAAATAAATTTTAAAAACATAAACGAATATAACATTAAAACAGCAAATAAAAAATATATATATTCTCTAGAAGGAATATATTGTTTATATAACGATACCTTTAAAAAAATAATCGTAGAAGACGAAAGTTATACCACTACTACAATCAATAATATTGAACTTATATGTGATAATACTAGAATTAGCTATAAAGTTTCTAATAAATTACCATTTCACTACAAAGAAGAAAACGTAACTATTTATACATATGCTGTAAGAAAAAATTCACCGATTACCTTTCATATTGAAATGATTGAAGATAAAATCAAAGATATGTATTTTATTACACATGAATCTACGATAGAACATTTTTTTTTAAAACAAGATATCCAGTTTTTTTTAAACACGTTTTAAATGTATTGAATTTATATTTTAATATATATTATGTATTACTCCATTATTGAAACCGCTATTTTATCTATTATTATTATTTTTACTATACACTATTTGTTTGATTACTTAAAAAACACCTTAACTATTTATAAAACCAATAATGTATTACACAAACATAACGAAAAATATCAAGAGATTTTAGATATAATGCAAAGTAATAAAGATACTACTTCAAAAGAAGCTCCATCGATGAAGGACGAATTAAAAAACTTCTTAAGAAGTAGAAATTGAAAGGTATATAAAGCGAAACTATAAAATATAGTATAATGAAGCACTATGAGAAGAATATAGTATTAAAAAGATTTCCAAAGTTTGAACTTTCTTATGTTAAAACTATACATAACAAAGTTTATAGTGATATTGTTTTAGCTATACCTTATGGAAAAAAGTACTATGCGTGGTTTTCTTATTATAAAAAGGATTATGTTTGTTTTTTTTTAGAAATAGGAAGGGACAATACTATAGGTAATATATCTATACACCCGGTTTGTTTTCATAAAGATTTAGCAAAAAATACGGTTTTTTATGGAACTTTTATTGAAAATAGATTTTTTTTTATTGAAAACATTTACTATTATAAAAATGAAAATGTTAGTTTATTTAATTTTGATAAAAAGTTAAAACTGATTGTAAGCATATTTAATAACGACCTAAAACAAATTATCTTTACATCAAAAGACATATATTTCGGATTACCAATTATTAAAAAGTCTTTCCATGATATGATTACGATAATACCCCACTTAAACTATAACATTTATGCATTGCAATTTAGGAATCTATCACAAGTTCACAACGGGTATAATTTAGTATATAAAAAAAATACAAATACAAAAGCATATTTTGAAGTTAAAGCAAATATACAAAATGATATATATGATTTATATTGTTTAGATTCAAACAATAATAAAATATTCTATTCTTATGCGGTTATACCTGATTATAATACAAGTGTTATGATGAATGATATATTTAGAAATATAAAAGAAAATAAAAATTTGGATGCTCTAGAAGAAAGTGATGATGAAGAAGATTTTGAAAATGTAAACGAAGACAAATTTATCGTTTTAAACACAGCAAAAATAATGGAATGTTCGTTTAATACTCAGCATTCAAAATGGTGTCCTCTCAAGGTGGTTTATAACAAACCAATAACTTCAAAAAAAGATATTATATCTTTTGAAAAATTATTATAAAGATATAGTTTATATGAATTTACAAAATATCACAGGTTTATTTGAAACCACGAAAACCACGCTATTTGGCTGTGGTGCTTGCAATGGAGGAACGCGAAGAAAAAAAATGAAGAAAGCTAAAAAAAGTGTATCCAAGAAAAATAAACGCGGCGGTTCCAAGAAATATAAACGCGGTGGTTCCAAGAAAAAAAGAAAACCTTAAAGGGTAGTTGTGAAGAGATCTTATAATATAATTTATTTTATTTATATAAATTATATGAAAGCGACTATAGATTTAAATTACTTATTAATACCAATCGGTTTTTTAATTCATGCAATTGCTATATCTGCATCAGGATTTTTATTAATTTTTTGCAATGACGTAAAAATAATTGGTTTAGTTTCATTTATTGTATTTTTAGTATTTGTTCAAACTTTGATGTATGGATGCTTACTTAATAAATTAGAAAATAATGCAACTATGAAAATACTTACGGACATAGCGGTAAAATATTTAAATTTAAAATGTAAAACGTCACAATTGATAGAGGATTTACCTAAAATATTAGTAGCTATGACGTTGTCTATATATTTAATAAAATTTTCCATATTGGTAATGTTTTCATATGAAAATATTAAATTTATAGAAGCGGGTATTGTAAGTTTTATGTTTTTAAATTTTACGGATTCCCTTAAAAAATTTAAATATGTATATAACCAAATAATAAGAAATTAAAGCAGGTATTACTTCATGAATAATTGAAATCTTATCATATTCTTTATCATATTTTCTAGTATTGAATATGATATCGAACAATTCTGGACTATAATTATGAAAAGGGTCATCATGATGAACCTGATGATATTTACTATCTGTAAATACACTATAATAGAATATATGTATTCCAATATATAAAAACGCAGAGTATAATATTAATTTAAGATTAATTATTTTTACACCTGTAATCATTTGGGCTATATATATAACGAAGAATCCCATGAAATTACTGAATGATTCTATCGTTAGTTCCAACCACCTCGGAACATGATCTACCTTTGAATGATGAATACTTACATGAGTATTTAAAATATTAAACGGATATTCTAACGAAGCATGATGGGCATATACATGTCCCATATAACTCCAATAAAACAAAAATAAAGTTTGTATAATAGCACTAGGAAGACCATCTTCTTTTTTAACTAGAAAAACCGCAAACCCCATCCATACTAATCCTAATAATATAATTGATAAAATTCGTTCATTATCCATTATATATACACAATATTATATTTCTTTCTTATCAACAGTTGTTTGCTTTGCTATGTTTTTAATTACTTTCTGTCTTGATTCTTCGCTTCCTAAATCGTTGCTCATCACGGTTTTTACTAGATTTAAATATTCGTTTCTTCCTTGCTCTGTTTTTTCCCAATCTGGATTTTTATCTACCCATTCATTAATCGCTCTCCGCTCCATATTCACTATATCCGCGATGGATTTTGTTAATTTATTATTCTCTGTTTCTTTTTCCCAAGAATCATTATCTTTGATATATAATACATCCCGCTTTGAATCCATGCAATGGATCGGTCGTTCGTCCATTTTTAATTCTTTTAAACCGTTCACCATCACTGAAGTTACACCTTCGATCAAACCCTTCTCTTTGGTATAATTCAAGTCTTCAAACTTTATCTGGAGAGATTTCACAAAATCACTCATATTAATTGCATTTTTACATGTTTCATTTAAAAATACATTTATGTTAAAATTGTTCGTTTGGCCAACTTTTGGTACTAGATCATTAATAATTTCTTGTTGATTATTTATAGTGTCTAAAAGTTTGCTTTGAGTCTCCATCACAGTATTTACAGTTTTTGTAATTTTTTTTATTTCATTAATTAAGACCTCGTTTTTTTCACTTTCAAAATATTGTTTTTCACCCCTTTTTTTATGTCTCTTTTTTGCCATACTTTTCGCGTTTTTCGGGGTATTTTTATTTTTACCTTCTAAAGTACTACTACTATTAA